GGGTGATTGTTGCACCATCAGTTAAAGCAGTGATTGCTCCTCTCTGTGCTGCAGTAAATGTCTGTGCTGCATTCAGAAGTGCGTTATTTGCAATTGCACCAGTTGCAACCAAACTACCACTCTCTTTCACATACAATTTATCTTGATCTGTTGCGTAGCAAATTTCACCTTCCTGAATATCAGCAACTGATCCGTTCAGGTTTGCGTAGGTTCCACGAGCAATACGTAATGGTGTTCTAGAGCTAGGTGTAGGCATTAGTCGAATGATCCTCCGTCGAATGTTGATGATGCTGAAACTAATGAATAACCAGAATCAAAGTTCCCGCCATCTGCAACGAGTGTGGCATTTGAATCCACGTATTGCTTTGTCGCAGCTTGTAAATTTGTCGCAGGGTCTGCTGCAAGTGTTAAAGGTCCTGTCATGGTTCCACCAGATATTGGTAAACCATCAGCTCCTCCACCACTTCCAGATTTGCCCAATAAGGTTCTAAAAGTAGATGTGGATGGAACTGTTAATACAGCACTTGATCCAATCGCTAAAGTACCGACTGCACCAGTATTTGTATTCGCAGTGACAACCTTATCTACTGTAAGAGTTTTAGGTGTTTCAACGAATTGATTACCACCAGTTACTGCAGTAGAGGTTCCAAGCGTTTTCCACTTCTCTCCATCGTAGGTATACCTAATGCCATTAGAAGCATCAAACACATCACCTGCATTTGGATTATTTGGAAATTGGATTGCAGCCATTATTGCTCTCCCTGCAGGTTAACGACTTCAATAAGGTATCTTTAGTATATCGAAAAAGTCAGGTGAATACTTATTCTTTTGACTCGTCTCTGACGGGCTCTTTAACTACAGCGGTCTCTTCTTCAAACTCTAAAGTATCCATTAGACCTTGGAGCAGATTGACGCTCAATGCTAACAATGTATTGTCTCCAGTTGATTTTGCGGCTGCATACGAGTTGATAGCCGTAATTAAATCAGATTGTTTGCAAGCCATTTTATTTACTTAACTTCTGTGATTCTACTTAAATAACTAATCAGGCTGCTGCAACAGAAAGACTACCAGCATTGGTGACTGTTACTTTATAGCGCGTACCGTTGGGAGATTTAAGAATAACGCCAGCACTTGCAGCTGTAAGTTCTAAGTTTCCACTTGTATCCCATTGTGGGCCGCCGGTACTGAGATATGTAGGTGTTATAGATCCAAATGGAATACCACCGTTCCAACTTGGATTGCCTTCAACCCACTGACTTGAATCGCTATCTGTGTAATAAATGTAAGTACGTCCTTCATCGGTGTCATACCATTGGTCACCTTCATTTGCACTAGATGGAGCAGATGTTCCAACAAATGTTTGACGGCTACCAACTGTAATCCAGCTACCATCTGCTCTTAAAAATTTTTGAGTACCACCACCAGAGTATGGAACTAAGCCATTAATTGTTGAAGTAAATGTTGGAAGCGCAACGCCAGTTCCAGTACTAGAAGTAATGGTAGATGTTGCTGATGTAAATCCAAGATTCGTAGCTGTACCAGGAGGTGAAGCCCATGTTCCATCAGCCCTTAAGTAATTAGATGTCCCTCCTCCAGACAAAGGAGTAAGGCCAGCAATTGTACTGCTGAACAAAGGTAACGTTGCATCTGTACCAGTATCAGAGGCAATGACTCTAGTCGCACTGTTGTAGGACAAGTTAGTCGTACCTACAAAACTTGCAGTTGTATTAATTGTGATATTTGTTGAACCATCAAATGAAGCAGATCCTGTCATGTCTCCAGTAAGACTGATAGTTCTAGACTCCTCTAGAGCGGAAGCTGTATTAGCATTACCAAGTAGTGTTGCTGTAATGTTCCTAGCAGTAAAGTCGCCAGAAGCATCACGAGAAACAATTGCGTTTGCTGTATTCAAGTTCGTAGCGGTCGTTGCTGAGTTTGCAACTTTGCCTGACGTTGTAATTGTTGCTAAATAGGCATCAGCAATCTGAGAGCCTTGCCATGTACCAGTGCTAATTGTTCCAACACTAGTCAAACTAGACCCAGTAACGCCTGATCCTAAAGATGTCTGAGTTAGTACTTGACTACCGTTAACGTGATAAGCCTTTCCTGATGCAAGATCAATATGCTCGCTAGATGTCCAAGCGTCAGTACTGTTGGCCCACGCAAAGGTTTTGTCCGATGATCCTTTCAGAGTTAAGCCCCCACCATCGGCAGTAATATCGGTTGGAGTAGAGACGGTTCCAAGTTGAATATTGGAGTCCTTGATTGTTACGATCGGAGAATCCAATGAAATGCTTGTACCCGTAGCTGTAAGAGTACCTGCGATTGTGACGTTATTATCAAAAGTTGCTATGCCGGTTACATCTAGTGTTCCTGGAACATCAATGTTAGATGTCCATTCAACACCCGTGCCAGCAGCATTTGTATGGATTAATTGATACGACGATCCATCAGCAAGCTTGCTTACGTCAATCTCTGCAGAAGCATTAATGTCAGCGTTGACAATAGTTCCATCAGCAATATTGGCACTAGTAACAGTTACGTTGTTCGGTAATGTACCTGCTGCAATATCTCCTGGAGATAAGCCGCCTGAAATCTGTGATGATTGAAGTGTAATGCCAGAAGGGAGTGCTCCATTTCCAAGTTTTGTCAGAGTGATAGCAGCGCTTGCATTGATATCAGCATCAACAATTGCACCATCAACAATGTTGGCACTTGCAACTTGGACACCCGAAGGAAGCGTCCCTGTTGCCAGCTTACTTAATCCGATGGCTGCTGAAGCATTAATATCTGCATCGACAATAGTTCCATTTGCAATCATCCCAGTAGTGATAGAACCATTATCACCAGTCGTAACTAATGTTCCTGAAACATCAGGGATTAGAACAGTATTATCACTGGTAGGATTAACTACCGACAGAGTAGTTTCGCTAGCATTAGCTGTAGAACCTTCAAAAGTAATATTTCCGTTGTTCAGGTAGATGTTGGATGAATTTATATTCAATCCAGCATTCAGCACAAGATTACCAGTAAGCGTGTCGCCATTAGAATTGACATAACGATCATCTAAGGTTCCACTTTGATGATTGCTATTATTGGCATCTGGAATTAGGTCAGTGTCAAACTTCTCCTTACTAGCGTCTAACCACTGCTGTGTATTGCCATCATCGTAATAGATGTAAAGGCGTTGATCATCAGTATCCCAATATAAATTACCAGCACCAGCACTTGTTGGGGGTGTCGATGTGGTTGGAATAATTGCTTGATAATTTGTAAAGGATAGATTGTTTTTACCTGCAAGCCTTACAATTGATCCTGCGCTATCTTTGATAAAGATTGCTGGATCATTAGAGTTAAAGTTGATGGCTAACTCACCATCCAGCATATTTGCAGCGGTAGGCTGCTTAGCCGATCCACTGTCTAAGACATTTGAATTCTTTAGCTGAATCTTCATTGATTAAAGCCCTAGACATCTTCTTGATATTTATATTTTAGCTTTTATCTTCTTTAGGCTTCTCAAGCAAAATTATGTAACTCAGCTTCAAGCTTCTCCTTCAAAACTGTAGCTAGTAAGTGCTGATAAGTCATCAATAGTCTAGTCGTCTCTTTCAAGCTTGATTGCAGTACATCAACGTCTCTGCATTCGTTTACTTCATCAGTAATTACACGCAGCTTTAGTACTTTCTCCAGTGGCAGCTCAAAATCTTCTGGCTTAAACATAACTAGTGATATTGTTTTCCCTTCTAAACAATAGCGCAATCATTTATTGAGTGCTATCTAAAACAACATAAGCGGTTTCAATCGGATCTAGATTTAATCCGTTTGACATTGCAAATACAATTTCAGAAATTGATATACCAGTTCTTTGATAAGACAGGTTATACGCATTCGCTGAATTGATGATTTCTTCTACCAACTTTTCATTAAAGTTCTCAAGAGCATTAGAGTATCGATTATCAACGTTACTTGGATATTGATTAGGTTCTCTTACACGCACATCATCATTGAACATCGATGCAATGACATGCTTACACAATTTAAAGCTCAGGCGATGTTGATCTGTTTCCCAGCTTGCCGCTTTACCCGCAACTTTATTTTGACCAATCATGTCAAATTCATCAGGACTTAACGCAGTTGGCAACGGGTATCTTTGTTGTCGATTTGTCTTTCGAGTATCCCCATCTTGATTTGATTGAGGCATGGCAAGAACAGTGTGCGAATAATTAGGACATGAACATGAGTATGTAATTGATGGTCTTAGAGCTAAGCCACTTGTAAAAACTTCATCCATCCATGGATTTATATCAGTGTGCAGATCTGTCCACTTCTCATCAGTTGTAAACGTTTTAGCAAAACTGTTGTCTGTAAATATTAATTGTGTACCTGACTCTAAAGAGGGATAGAGCTTGACCTCTGCAAAGTATGGGCTAGATTCAATAATAAATTGATTATTTACTATATCTGCTTTTTCAACAATAAACGGAATGATTGAGTATGAAATATCCTGAACTAGTCCTTGAACAACTTCACCAGTTAAATACTTACTTCCAAAGTATTTCTGATAGGAAGCTTTTTTAAATACATACGAACCTTCAATTGTATAGGATGCATTTGATGTTGTAAAGATTGTAGGAAGATCAGTAAGATCAAGCATTGAAGGCGGCAGTTCATTTACACCCTGATCCAGACCTACTAGTGCTTGCCCTGTTTCACTTTCACTGATTGACACTTCGAAGAAGAAATCATCATCTTTAAAAGTTACATTATTGATGCTTGATAACGGCTTGTCAATAAAAAAATTAGTGACATATATAATTTTGTTAGTCAATAATTCTGGATTCGCAAGTATGTCTAATGATCCTTCTGTATTCTTGACTTGATTATTAACTCCTTGGTTTGGAATAAAGTCTCCGCTGTTTGTAGTAACATTTACATCTGCTACAGGGATTGTGATCTTAACTGTTGTAGCCTTTTGATCTAGTTCAACAAAATTCTTTAGCTCATCAGATAATGTTCTTCCTGTATATATTGCAGGTTTTGTATCTGAAGTTAGTATTCTTTTTAGTGTTGCTTCTGTACGATTATTGTCTGCATATTCTCCATCAGCAATTCTTTCACCTACCATCTGAAGAAGCAATCTACCAGTCGTAGCGTCTGGGTTGATGGATACACAGACTTCTCCGTTGTTATAGTCATCGGTATATACAAACGAATCATTCTTAACGCTTGTTACTGTCCCTAGCGATTTATTTTCTGGAGTCCTTTTAACTACATAATGTGTGTTTGTATCTGCCTTCATTGTCGGATATTCATAACCCGAAAACGTATTGCTAATTTGATACGGCGTTCCTTTGTATAGTGTTGCATCTAGCAATGCATCCACAAACGGTGTATTACTTCCAGTTTGTTCTAAGCCTGGATCGTAGTTTTGATTTTTAATCTTCAGCGTAGACCAAGCAGTTCGATTATAAATCTCATAACCTTTTCGCCACTTGACCCAATCACTTTCAAGATTCCACTGATCGATTATGCTTCTTTGAACCGTAGAACCAAATTCCCGATTACTTGGGTAGAAACCAGAACCTCTTGGATTACCAAGAGATCGATTTATACTCGCAAACCCTTTAAAGGCGTATACGCCAGGATTAAAGTCACTACGTTTCCTAGGCATCAATAGAATCCGCCATGGACTCCAATTAGGGGTGCTTCGGTTGCCGTATCGCTAGAGGTCTTTTTCTTAACCGCAGCCCACAGGCATTTACCTTTAGGAATGTATAACGCTTGGAACTGTGTACCAATAACTAAGCTTGAATCTGTAGAACCTTGACCAGGAACCGGATTTAGTACAAAAGGCATTGCACCGTAAACAGTTTTAGAACCTTCTGTTGTTGTGCCATTAAAGGTTCCAAGGAAAGAAGCTTGCGATGCTCTCAAGAAGTCTTTTGCACTACTCATATACATATTGACTGTATAAGCAGCACTAGTTGCTCTGGAGAGCGTGTAGATCTCACTAATTATTGCACCGTCATTAGTTGTGCAGTCAACAATGAGCTTTGCACCGTTTGAGCCACCAATGGTGATTACAGAGTTCGTTTCAACTGTTGCACCAGCAAGGTCAACAATTTCATGCAGTACTCGGTCAACCAGAAGTGGTTGCTTATTAGTAGATGTTGAAGCCATTACGCTTTACCTCCTTTCTTTCCTTTTGTTTGCTTAGTCGCACCTGGCGTCATTGCCATACCTGCGTATTGTTCCATGGTCGGTAAAGGCGTTCCTTGACCAGCGTTAAAACCCGGTGGAGTTTGAACATTTGCAGGCTGACCAGTAAGACCCATAAAACTTTGAGGCTTGCCCTGCATAGACGGATGCATGTTCATTCGACTTGCTTGCATCATCTCTGCCGGTGGGGTAGGTGCAGCAAACAGCGCAAGTGTGCTCCGCTGATGCCCACGCATAGTTCCTGATCCTTGGTTTGGCATTGGAGAACGAGGGACAAATGCGGGGTTGATATCACCACCATCAACACCAAGCTGTGATGCACTCATCAAACCTTTATCACCATAAGGAAACTCATTCACAACTCTTCCGTCAGGACCTGGGAGTGCACTCAGCTGAGGACCAAAACTGGTGACATTGCCAGGATTGTTCATCTGAGTTGTTGGATCACCAGGAGTGACCGACATATTGATTGATAGCTTCTCTCGATTGGGGTCGAGCGCAATAGAATTTTGTTGAACTTTAGATCTAGCCATTATGCAATCCTCATGGTTTCAGAACGATCATTATTACTAAAGTCAGCATTACCAGCAGCTTTTGCATAAAGTGCAAGGCGTTGATCTAACTTGTCAGTTCCCACAGAGTTTTGTTCTGGGGATGCAGGCGGAGTAGGCACTGTTTCAGGAGCTGGCGCTTGATTCACTACAGGCTGTATACCACTGGTATATGGATTCCCATCGCCTTGAGCTCTGGCTTGCCTAAGTCTTTCTTGATAGTCAGATTCCTGACTATTCATTGTAATTTTATGAGCACCGTGAGTATTTACGGCATACATGATTTTATTTAAATAGCCTAAACCTATTCTACACTTAAGACCAATCAGTGCTGAGCATCATGCGAGTACCGACTGCTGTATCTGCAGGACCGGGTACAGCCATAATAAATTCAGCACCTGATCTTTCAAACGCATATCGACGTACTTCAGGACGACGATAATTTGGTACGTAAAGGCTTTCCGCAAGACGATCAATTTCTCTCAAATAGATTTCTCTGAAATACTCATCACCTTTGAGTGGATCTGAGGTACTGATTGTTCGGCTTACATCACCAGAAATAATCTCTTGCCGAGATGGATTCAATACTCTGCTACCATTATCATCAAAATAGTCGTCAGGAATAGCTGCACTTGCTTTCCATGCGATATCACAACGTTTGATATGATAGTTGATCTGCTCATACCAGTAATCATCTGGGATAAGTGACATTGCTTCTTCTAATCTTGATCGATCACCAGCAGGTATCTGGGCACCGGCATTGAAGCCAAGGTGAAATCGAACTTTAGATTTCAGATAATCGTCTAGTTCCATCAGGCAACTCCTTGGGTGATATTGCTGTAAGTACTGGCAAGCTCGTTTTGAAGCATGCTTTTTTCAACTTGAGTCAGCTCTTCACCCATCTGAATCTTTGCAAGTAGTGTTGCGGCGGGAGAGTTTTCCATCATTGCTTGACGTGCTCCAGCTCCTAATCCACCACCCAAGATTGCTCCAACCAATCCGCCAGCAAAACGTGTACCAGGGCGAACAGCATTACGAATGCCTCGCATTCCAGTATTAGGAGCAGGGACTAACCCCTGTCCTGCCGCTAACCTGTCTTTCAATTTATTTATCTGCAGTCCAGCAGCATGAGGAACTGCACCAGCGGTAGCTCCTGTTAACGCACCAAGACCAGCACCAAGTGCTGTAGAACTGCCAGGGCTAATACGATCTTGTTCGTCTTGTGCTGCCTTTGCTAGTAAAGCTTCCTCAATACTAATAGCCATTACTACACTTCTACTTTTATATCACTAGTTTAACTAATAAAGATCAAGTCCTCTTCAATCAGTTGATCCCAATTGACTCGGGGAATATTTTCTAGCTGTTTGAGATTGGCAAACCTTTCGCCGCTCAATGACATACGTAGTTCAACAATCTTCTTGGCGGTAGCAAAGCCAACACCAGGCAGTCTTTTAGCAATTTGTTCTGCAGGAGCAGCATTTAAGTTTAAGCGAGTATCTTCAATCGGCACAACAGTTTGAGGGATTTGCTCTTCCGGCGCTTCTTGTTCTACAGGAGCGATCTTTGCCATACGTCCTTTTTGAGGATCATAAGGAACTAGTTGATCAAGCATCATAAAAGTAACGCCACCTGCAGCGTCTTTAACCATTGCAAACTCTTTATCGTGCTGAGTAACAAATTCCACCAACTTACCTGTCTTGGTGTCTTGAAATAACTTGTGGTCGGACATATCTTTGGGGTATACCTAATCTTATTATAGGCACAAAAAAAGCGCCTCCGAAGAGACGCTCTTGATGCTGATTATATAAATCAGGTACCTTGACCAGCTTCAATTCCATAAGGAATATGAGCATCTTCAGCGTCAGGAGCAGAGGCTGCACGGTAGTAGCAGACTTCAACCAGAATGGCGGAAGGGCTCTTACGGTCAGCACCAGCAGAGGGGTTCTGCTCAGCGGTGAAGCCTGCAGAGGTGACGACCTGGACTGCAGTATCAGCAGAAGTGCTTACAGCAGTGCCATTCAGTACACCCAGCATTGGAGAAGTAGCGCCAGCAGCAGGGAAGAAGAGATCACTTGCTGCAGTCAGCGTTACTTCACTACCGGTGTTACCAGGAGCGTTGCCGCCGAGAGCGACAATCTTGATGGTGTTACCGGAAGCAGCTGCTTTCACACCAGGGGCGGAGACAGCTGTGCGATAGACAACGGAATTCTTAGGAATTACGAAGGTCTTATCAGTACGAGGCTTGTCATCTTGACGCAGGTCAGGAGACAAGATCTTCAGGCCATAGGTGCCAGCAGCAAGAGAGCCGCCAGACAGAGTGCCTGCATTGTCAGGATCGAGGACCAGTGCACCAACGGCACGGTAGAACTCAACACCAGGGATAGCTTCAACACCCTGCTCGCGATATGCGTTCAGGTGAGAAACATAATTACCGGGGAAAATTACGGACATTGTTAGTTACCTCCTATCAATAAACGAAAGAGTAACCAACCGTAATGAAATCTCTATTCAGAGTTTCAAAACCGGCGAACAGGCTCCAGATCATGATGATGAAACGGCTGAAGTCGTCGTTGTTATTCAGCAAGATCTGAGCGTTGTTACCACCAATACCCACGCCAACAGCCTGAGGGCCGAAGAAGATCAGCTGAGATGCCGTGTAGTCAGCGGCAGAGCTGCTCTCGTCAGTCACCACGAGGTTGTAAGAGGTTTCGGGCAGGTTGGTGGACTCGAACCAACGGACACCCTCGAAGAGGAAGCCAGTAGGCATAACGGGTTGACCAGCAACAAAGCCAGCTTGACCGTAAGCAGGACCCATGCCTTGGTAGAAGTTGGCGTTGGGAGCCTGGTTGGGCTGCATGGGGTTAATCATGCCGTTGCCCGGATAGCGAGCGATCTCGCGGAAGTCAGCGTTCTGGCGCAGGTGCATCATCGCGGTCGGATCCACGATGCAGCGGTAGTAGCCATCAGCGAAAGTCGGGACGTTGCGCTTACGCATGTCCTTGACAACTTCCAGAAGGTCGGTCTTCACATCGAACTTGGCGGATTCGCCAGCGGCGTAGGTAACGCCGAGGGTGCCACCGGAACCACCTTTGGCTTTACCGCCAGGCAGGTAGTAACCACCTTGATCTTTGCTTGCTTGACCAGCAGCTTCTGCTTTCAGGAGTTCGTTAGCGAACACCCGATCGCGCCAGCGGCGATAGTCGTCGAGCAAGGTCAGAGAACCGATGCTCTGATGGAACACGTTCAGGTTGCCGGTATCCAGCAGCAGACGCTGAGCGGTAATCAGAGTTTCGCGAGCCACCTTGAAGGTGGAAGGCTGAGAGGAATCGCGGGAGTCAGCAGGACCGGTGTACTCACGGAGAGTCACCAGCACTTTGTCCTTGACGATATTGCGTGCGGAGGCGGATCCAAGTGTTTGATCGGCTGTCCGCTCACGGGACTCCTTAGTGCCGGGCTTACCCCAGAAGCGGTAACGGTCTAACTGAACTGTTTGACCGGGTTGCTTAGAGAAGTCGTGTACCACAACCGGCTCAACTGCCATCTCAATGATGTAAGCCGGGTGGGGACGATAAAGCTCTGCACCAAGAAGCTTCGGAAAATCATTATCAATCCACATAGGATCGTAACTCCGTAAGCTAAAAAGGTTTATAAGTGTCTTCGACTTAGACACATATAACGATATTAGTAGTTATTGCTATACTTTAGAATATATACCCCAATATTTTGTGGTTAATAACGATGGAATTTATCGACGACAATGAATGGACTCCGATTCATACTTTACCGGGCTATGAATGCTGTATTGAATACTATATAAACAGCAAGGGACAAATCAAAAGCACTAAAGGAAGATCCGAGAAAATATTAAAGCAACGGAAGAATAAGAATGGCTATATGCAGGTTAACCTCACACAACGAATAGGAAGAAAGAAAACAATTACTGCAGCAGTTCATACACTTGTAGCGCTTGCATTTTTAAAACCCCCATTATCACTGCCCGGTCGTACAAAGACATGTAGCAGAGTTCGTCATGTAGATGGTCAAAAAGATAACAACATCGTTGGTAATCTTAAATGGACTAAAATAGAAGAAAGTTGTAATCGCGAAAATGGCTGATAGTCTTATTCTTACTGGTGTAAAAAACGTAAGTAAGCACACTGGCAAAGAACTGCGGTTGACCCGTCCTAAGCGAGGTGGTGATACTCATAAAATCAAAGAATGGTGGCACGCTACTAATGGTGTTCAGTATGTTGACTGCACTATTTTTGAAGTTACTGCTAATGGAGAAGTTTTGAAGCTTGCTGTCGCTTCAGGAAATGGAACGCATGTGCGTATTGACCATGATGGAAAGCTTAATTTTGCTTTTTATGGTGCAAAGGGCATTACTCGTGCAGCACTCTTTACTCGTGATCTGGGTTTAATTGAGCACTACGTTCTCCCGACAATGAGCGGTGGCAAGGTTATGACTGTCAAACCTCAAGGATCTTCTGAGAAGCCTGCAGGAGTAGAGCCTAAAAAAGCTGTTGCAGTTAAGTCTACAAAAACTACTCCTATCGTAAATACCAAACCTTCTCCTGTCCCTACAGTTAAGCTCTCAAAAAAACCTATTAAGAAAAAACTTGAAGATTAATAGCTAGGTCGGTCGTTACTCTTCATGATTTGAGCCTTATTTGTAATTGACTCAAGCGGGCTATACTCTTCTCCAATTTTTACTTCAATGTTGTAGGGAAGTCTGCGAGTATTTCTCGCATGAACACCAACAAAGAAGTGATCTTTTGGTTTGATGAACATTACATCGTATGGATGTTCTTCATGATCACTTGTGTAAAGGCGTACATCAAGATGATTGTCGTTGTATATATTACCTGTTTCGTGATTAACAATTTCTACACTTAAATAAGTTTCAGTGCCTACATCAGGCAAAGTCAATGCGGGAGTAGCAGCACTGTTCCATCCAGTATCATTCTCAGGTGCATCGTCATCCTTTGCAGCTAAGTTATAGCTTGGTGATACTGAGGTATCGAACAAATCAATCTTTGCTGCGTTATACCCTGGCTCCATGTATTCAGCCAGAACAATATCACCAACAACATTCAGGTTTACTCGTAAGAAATAGTTCTCTACACCAAACAATCCTACAGAATCTTCGTAGTGAAGATTGTATGGGACAACGCTTATTTCTTCTACGTCTGGTTTGGTGATGCTTGCACCATTTGCATAATTCAAAACCTTCCCAGATGCATAGCGATCTGGGTTGGTATTATCACTAGCAGAATAACTCTGATCGTGCTTTAAGATTTCCTGTGTAACGTTCATGCTGCACGATCTTACTTTCTTCTATTGTATTAAACATAGTCACTGACGCATTCTGATTGCTCTCTCAATCCTTTAAGGGCTTTGTGTTCAAGCGTCCTTACACGGTCTCTGCTCATATTTAAAATCTGACCAATTGCTGTCATAGACATTGGCTCAAGCATTTCATCACCAATGCCGTATCGCATGCTAATTACAGCGGCTTGCATTTCAGGTAGATCACTAATGAGTTCTCGAATATCCTCTTTAATGAACTGCTGCTCAAGCAATAGATCGGGTAGCTGAGATTTATCTTCAAGCAGATCGATTAGAGCGGTATCGCGGTTTTCTCCAATTTTGATTTCGAGAGATGTTGGTTGACGAGCCTTGCACATCAAATCTTTAATCTCATCAACACTCAAATTTAAGTATTCAGACAGTTCAAATACGTTTGGAATCTCACCATTCATTTGACTTAATTCACGCTGGGCTTTCTTAAGCTTGTTGAGGTTTTCTGTAACATGAATTGGTAGCCGAATCGCCCTCGATTTTTCAGCGATTGCACGAGTAATCCCTTGCCTAATCCACCAATATGCATAAGTACTAAACTTATAGCCACGACCTGGGTCAAATTTTTCAACACCTCTTACAAGTCCAATAGTTCCCTCTTGAATAATATCAAGCAAATCCATATTCCGTTTTGTATATTTCTTAGCTACTGACACAACAAGACGCAGATTTGCTGTCACCATTTTGTCCTTAGCTTTCTTGCCTTCACGGATTTCACGCTTTAAATCTTTGACAGTCATTCCTAGAACTCCTGCCAAATCGTCTTTTGTAGCTGTACTTGCTAACTCTTCGCACGCTTTGATTTCCATCAAACGTTGTACTTTTCGACCAAGCAAAATCTCTTCATCATGTTCTAGAAGTGGGATTCGGCCAATGTCGCGCAAATAGGAGCGAACAGAATCTCCAGAACTCTTCACTTGTGACATATTCAATCTTCACTGATACTTAATTCTATCAGTGAATAGTCAAATTATCAACCATATATTCCTGCGAATCTAACACTTTCGCTGGGCTTATTTTCTGATTCGAGTGACTCAACTGCCATTGCTTGAGCAGCATGCTCGTTATATCCTCGTTCTTTATAGTTACTCAGATTTCTTTCGTACGCCTCAATAGAGCTTTCAAAGTCATCACCATGGTGGATCATCTCAGCAGTCAGATGATTGGCTGCTTGATCTTCCACACCATCAGATTTCAGGTGCTTCCAAATAGCTTGAAAGATTTCTGGATCGTTAGCAAATTCGCCAGCCTTTCTACTATTCACAATACCGTACTAATTATTCTCTACTAATTCTATCAATTTAGATTATTAACTCATCGCATTTTTCATGCCTAATTGCTGCATGACACTGACGCCTCGTCGTTCTGCTTCACCAGGATTTGCAAAAGATGCTGTTGCAGAATTAGCACCGTACTTAGCATAAATCATCGTAGAAACTGCTTGCTCGGCATCTTGTTGTGCTTGAGACTGTTGTAGCTGTGCAGTCCGCATAGCACCATCTTGTTCAGCAATCTTGCCAATAACTGCGGTATCGGCATCTTGACCAACCTTGGTCATGAGTTGCTGTGCACTAATTTGTTGCTGAGGGTTCAAAGCAACTTTGCTGGGAGTACCTGTATCCAAGCTGTTATTAATCAGAGGCGTAGGCTGAACCATACCCACTTCGCCTTTATTTAAATGAGCGTGAGCTAAAGCAGGGTTAATCATCTTTATGAGCTTTTGTTGTTACTTATATTGTATGCAAATTAAATACGACCTTGTTCAGGTCCATCTGCATAGTCGATAGCTGCTAACAATGCTGCGAGTCCACCAGAACCAGCAAGCACTTGACCGGCCATTCTTTGAGTATTGTTATCAGGGGCTTTATTTTTAAGTGCGTATTCGCCTCCTACACCTAGCAGCTCTTTGACAAAAATATCTAAATTCTTGTTTTCAGGTCTAGATGCAAGCTGAATAGCAGTTTCAATATCTTCTGTCGTAGGCTTACGGCCTAGAACCTTCTCAAGAATTTGAGGAGTAATCTTGCCGTGGAACACATAATCCAAATCAGGATTAGAAGGCAACGACCCCGAAGAGCCGATGCCTAGTTCTCTCGCTCTAGCGCCAGAGTTGTAACCCATCACATATCAGAAATAAGGGCTTTGGCCTGAAGAGCACCTTGGGGAGCTTGGGAGAGGTACTGCCAAGCTTGCTCAGGATTGCTGTCCATCATCTGACTGAAGGAGCCCCAGAAATCGTTAGCGACGTTCTCTTGGCGGCCAGGAGTAGGCATCTCCATTTGAGGACGCTGGAAGTTCGGGGGAACTTGTCCCTGCTCTTGAGCTTGGATTTCAGCTTCGAACTGAGCACGGGCTTCAGTTTGCTCACGGACGTTGGTCTCTTCAGCAGTCTCAGTCGGGTAGGGACCAGTAGGACCAAAGAACTCGTTGACATAGTCAGCAAGTACATCAGGGTTGGTGAGCATGGTGTTCATGGCACCGTTTTGCTCTAAGGAAGCTTCAAGACTGGTGACTACATCGTTGCCACGCTGAACCTGCTCAATCAGAGCATCCTCAACAGCACAGGCATAGGTATTCAGGAGAGCAGGAGCTTCTGCGCCGAAGTGCTCAAGAACCTCAAGACTTTCGTTGCTGATTCCGCTTAGATACTGATCTTGAGCCTGGCTTGCTCCTTGCTGAGCCGCCTGCTGTACCAGCTGGCTGACCTCTGCTTCCGAAAACGCCTGGGTTGAAACTTGGGGCTGCGAAGTCGGGGCTACCGATTGCGCCATTGAAGCCCAACTGGGTTGTGTAGTTGCCTGCGGGGTTGGCGTCACTTGGTAAGCCGAGGGTGAAACCTGGGCCTGGGAGGGGCTGGACGTATTCAGGCTTGCGCTCAGGGCCTGAAACGCCTGCTGCCATGGATTGCTCTGAGGTGCCGAAGCCTGCGGGGCCTGGGCCGGTGCCTGGTAAACCGGTGCCTGCGGTGCCACCGATTGGGCCGGTGATACCTGGGAGGTTTGGGGTGCGCTCGTCGCGTATTGGCTGACCGCGCTCGGCACGTAATTGGTCGGCGCTGCTGAGCTCATCTGGGGAGCTGTTGCTGTCGCCTGGCTTGTAACTTCCACTGTAACTTAACTCCTTACGTAAAAATTCTAAAGATCGATATAAGAACCCTGTCATATCAAGGTTCGGGTCAGAAGCCAGAGGCATATCTGGCATTTGTGGATGCGGTAATTGATAGAAACTACCGAGAAGACTAATAAAGCTGTTAATACTGCTTTGGGTTTGCTGGACCATCCTGAACGGAAATCCGCTTAGCATTGCGGCCCTTTCTTCGTCAGTTTTTCCGGGGAAGAGATATTTAAGAGCTTCAATAGAATCAACTCCTAATTCTTGAAGGTTACGGACGACAATACTGTTATTCAGAATGTCTTCAGTACTTTCTTCAAAAACTTCGCCCATCCATCGCCAGCTGACTTTTGTTGAGCCATCAGGGATGAGGCCAGTGACACCAGGAGGTATCTCACCTGAATCTAGTCTAGCACGCATCTCATTATCACGATTCTCAACGAATTTACGGTAGTCCTTCTTATATTTTTCAGCAGCTTTTTTGTACATTTCCTCATCCTGGTATTCTTCAGGGAGAGGTAATACTGGCTCTTCAAGTCCAATTGTTACGGCAAATGATTCTCTAAAGTTACGCTCTTCTGCATAAATCATCATTGCAAACAGACGGCAGAGACCATATGTAAATAATGCTCTTGTTTTTTTCTCTGCAGTTGCAGCAACACGCCCATAAAGCGTTTTAATTTCATACGCAGTGGCAGCTGTATTGATATCAATGTCATCAACACCACCTAATGCCAAGCGGATCTCAGATCTGTACTGTTTGACATATAAGTTCTGGTCACCAGACACGCTGTCGGGAGTCATATACCCAACGCGGTCTGTTGGCTCAAGGTTTGCGATTACACGTGGGACTTTGATCTGTCCGTCGAGAGAAGCACCACCAAACGGTTGACTTACACGAGTACTTGACCGAGAAGATGCACCAATCGGTGCAAAACCAGCTTGAGAGCTAATCGTAGGTCTAAATGAATTTTCATCGCCACTATCAACGATGTCATGCTTAGGCCTACTGGAAATAAGCGTCGGGTTACCGAAGAACTTCATGTTCTTACGGATATTTCTCACCAATTCATCGTGATACAAGATCTGGTGTGCCAACCAATCGAATTCACCGTTACCTGTAGCCTCTCCAGTGCAATCCATGTGGTTGAATACTTCAACCGCAGGGATAAAGCCCAGACTATTAGTCAAAACTTCAGTTTGACCTGGGTTGCCCATAGGCATGGCACCCATTTCGTTAGCAAACTCTATCTTCTCGTCAGAGATGGTTTGTTCAATACGATCTTTAAAAACTTTTAGCTGAATCCACTTCTTTTTACCGGGCTTGCCATTGGCAGAAGGGTAGTTATCGGCTAATCCATAGCTCTGTTGAACGTTAAAGGAATAAACCAGAACTACTGACTCAAGCTCACCAGTCTGATTTCGGTATGCCCTATAGCTGTCTTGTGGAAAATATAAAATCTGATAACTTTCACCAGATGGTCTGAAATAAAACAGACCTTGACCATCACACAAGAAATAATCGACAATACTGTCATATTTCATTTCTAGCATGTTCTCTTCAACAACACGTGCTAGAAAGTCTCTGCGCTTGCCATAAGAATCTTGCTCTGAGAAGAATTCAATTCCTCTTCGAAGCATGAATGTTCGCATTTGAGCAAGGTGGGAAGACACAATCATCGTGTCTACTGACAAATCCCCTCGCCGCTCTTTGGCAGCTAAGAGGATTTGTTGGAATTCACCTTTAACGGCCATTTTCGCCATATTATTGCCCTTTAGTTATTACTAGTTTAGATAGCTTTAATATCTTCCATGGCTTGATCATAAATCTCTTTAGTTCGATCTACGGTCGGAGGGGGAATTTGAGGTAATTCGAAATTGCCACCGAATGGGTTATTGCCAAACAATGTTTGATTACGTTGTTCGGCACGCTTACGTGAATCAGCGATTGACGTATTCATGTTGTTTTCTAATTCAGTCAATCTTTGAGGATTATTAGATCCATAGTCATCGATCTTGCGCTTGTCATAGGACTTGCGCATATCTTTCTGACCAAGCATATTTGAATCAATGTACATATCCATAAACTTGGCTGCAGCTGCGGGGCTGTCATCCGTGTCATAGAAGCCACCCATAGTTGCTTTACTTACAGGGCTGTCATACAAGTTGTTCTCGCCATCACCACCACTGTAATTAAAGGTACGGCTGCTTCCACCGTAGTAGCGACGATTATCTGACTGATCTCTACTATCAATAGATTGATTTATAGAATTGTCCTGGCTTACTTGATTACTATTTCCGTCAATAGAAATATCATTGTCCTGATTAATAGGAGAACTGATAGAGCTATCACCACTACTTGTGTTACCGGTCTGCTGACCGCCTTGTGCTGGCGTTGTTGTTTCTACTGGAGTAGGAGTATTGTTGTTATCAGGATCGCCCGATTGTTCTTCATCTGGGCGGTTTTTCATCATTGCTCTTAATTTATCTAATCTATTTTCGGCTTTACTGCCCATTTTGGTGTTGTCTTCATTGCGACGTGCATATTGAATGACTTGATCAGCCGCTTCATATTTATCTAGACCAAAATCTTTGGCTGCGTCATGAACGTGGCGAATATCTAAAGCACTAAAACGATCAGTGTCTTTACTAGAACCAGCACCGCGAGCTGTACGATCGTAGTTATTTAAATAATCAACAAAAGAGGCTACGTTACCTTCCCCTGCCATCCGTTTTTTAGACATCGGCTATTTATCTATCAAAGCTCTCTTTATTGTACAAAAGTCAGATATATTTAGTTTCCGCTAATACTTACCTCTATCATCAGTTATCTATAAATCAAAACTATCACTGTTGTAATCAATCTGTAGGTTCCCTCTTCTTAATAGACCACCCATAGTTAATACCATTGAATCAACAGCATCATCATGCGGAGAATGACCAAAGTTCAGTAGCTCATCTTCTAAGACGTTCCACTTTCTCCACTTATTCCAGACAACTCGTTTATTTTCATATAATCCTAGAACGCCTCGCAATCTGGCTAATTTGTCACCTTTAAATCCTTTTACTGGAGATACAGACAAGTTGTATAAGGCACGTTGTTCAATTACTACCCTTTTGAAATCACCTTCAAATGAGTTCTGATAAGCAACAGCTTCAGGCCATATTACGCACGGCGACATTGTTGGAAAGAATTGACCTTCATCGTTTTCAGCAAGGATATTCCAGTCTGCAAGCATCTCACAGAGGAGGTCCATCTTTTCAAGATTGCCCATGGTGCGGGCACGACGCTGATCGATCATGTAAATTCTGCCTTCTTTAATTCCACCTAACGTCATTACAGTCCAGTCGTTCTTTTCACGAAGCCCTGCACTAAGATCAATACCTACGCCTAAACAGTCATAGTCTTCTGGAACTTCACCTTTGATAATCAACTCAGGTGAAATTCCAACTTCAGTTGATCTGACTGCTGCATTGAGATACTGGTATGCAAAGGCAACTCTATCTTCAAGCTTCCGGTCATTCAGATATTTCATAGACCAAAACTCTGGCCAGTATGAACGTTGTTTGCCCTCGTCGTCTGTTAAGACCGCTTGCTGAACGATCTGCTTCCAATTGTTTTTAGGGACAAATAGTGTTGCGTGTATATCGTTAAAGTGGAAGCGGGTTCCCAAACAGATAGCCCGTGCACCTTGAAACATCGTTGGTGCGATAACGTTAGACCAAGTCTGTTCCATCTCACGGCGAATGTCTGGGTTGTTGATTGAAGCGGCAGATTTGATAGGGTCATCAATAAGCACCAGCTGCGATCGTTTAGAGGTGATTGCACCTTTGAGACCGCCACACGCAATTGTAAAAGCTTCTTCACCCGCTGTATCAATTCCAGCAAATTCATAGTCAATACTCCAATATTCATCTGATCGTTTTATCTTTGATAGTCTCACCATAGGAAAGACTTCTCTGTATTTTGGGGAGCTGAGAATGCCTTTAATGGTCGCTGACTTCGCACGACTAATATCGACCATGTAAGCAATGTACAAGATTCGCAGCATCTTCTTGGCAGCGGCATGTCGGCCTATCATCCAAGCTGCAAACAAACCAAGGACAGTGCTTTTGGCAGATCCACGGGGTGCGAGGATCGAAGTATTTGGTCCTGCAATTCCTAGTAGACATTCGCTATCTTCCCCTGTACATAATTCTGCATGCCACTCCAACATATGCTTTGCTGGAGCCTTACCCATAAACTTACAAAACGCTTGAAAGTTATCTCTTGCTTCTAAAACCTCTTCGCTAGGTGCTTTAACAGTTACCTTTGTCGCTGTCATCAAAGCTGATCGTCTATAAGCTAATGCAGCGCTAGGTATTGCCATAAGTTAAACCTTTACCCCAAGTTTAACTAATATTCCGCTTTAACGTTTTAAGCCATAGTCTCTAGCTCTACGTTCATATTGTTGATCTCTAATTCGTTGAATTGCTTTACTACGTGCTGCCATTGCTTTAGTTTCTGCAAATGCTATGGCCATGTCACGCTTTAATTCTGCATCAGCCATTTGTCTTGCTGAAGTGCCAGACCCAGCTTGATCAATTGGAGGTAAAGCCTTGGGAAGGGTATTTGCTAATCGTATGCCTGATGAACCTGCATCTACTATTGACGGCAGCTCTTTTAGTTCAGGACGATTGATTGACATCAGTTTAGCTCGCTATAAATCTTAGCCCAAACAGCATTCATTGCATTATCCATAGGTTCTGCAAAATGTGGATCATCTTTAAAAATGGCTGTAAGTTCACGCATTACTCGATCAGCACCAGCCAAGATTAATCCACGCTTGTCCGTGGTTTTATTCATCCGGTCAGACGTTTCAATATGCGAACGAAGTTCCTTCTCCAACGAAGCCAGACGAGCCGCACCATCCGAGCCTTTGATTTCTCCCGAGGTAATGGCCATACGTAAGTCTTGTATATCGGAATGAAGAGCAGCAATTTCGCTATTAAGTATCTCACGGCGATTTAATTTTTTAAATTTCATTTTGACCCATCGGGCCATATCGTTAAATGTGCCGGGATATTTCAAGATTCCTGCATATACCCAAATTTCAATAACCGATGGAGTTATCTCAGCAAATTCTCTAAAGTCTTCTGACTCAGCGGCAGGTAAGGTATCAAGCCACTGATCCACATAAGTGACGTATACCTTCCCTGTCTTGGATTGTGCAACGGTCATCAGAAGCCTCTTGCAAGCCTGTTAGAGCGGCCCTGTGCTCGGTTTTCAGTACGAGCATTTATTTTATCTTCGAAGTCATAGTTCTTACGTGCCTGGTCACCCACTGCAGCGGTATTCAGGCGATCCTGCTCACCCTGCGTAATTCTGGAAAGCCGATCCTCAACACCCTGTGATCTGTAGTTCTTGCGGGTCTGCTCACCACTAGATTGCATATAGCCAACGTTTCTACCGAATTCTCGATTTTGGTATTCATCTTGCAGTTCAAACTGCTTATCCATAGCTCTCATGCCGTAACCGAATTCGTCAGCACGTGCATCACGTTGGTTTCGTAGTTCTAGGTCGGCACCAAATTTAGCGTTGTCTTTATATAGGCCTGACTGAAATTCAGCCATACCTTTGGTCAACTCATTATCAAACCCTTTACCGATAAAATCTCCCATCAAGCCATATTTAATATCTCGTCCTAAATTGTCATCTGGACTCTGAGCTGTACCCATAAATTTCTCCATCATCTGCTGAAACGTATTCATCCCTTCATATGTTTTTTGCACATCTTGTTGCGGATTAGAAGAGCTCTCTTCTGTTTTAGAAGAGCTGCCCTCTGGTTTAGTAGCTGCCCCTTCTTGCGACTCACTACCTTCATCTCTGTCATCAATACCATTCTTATTGATATCTCTAAAATCTGCTGTCCTCATGATTCAGATTAATTTTACAAGACTATATTCATTCTATCTAAGTACAATGTATGTATAAAGCGTAGAAGTGTTATGCAGTTTAATTCGGTACAGAGTGGAAGTTTCCTGACCGGCGCTAAGTCAGTTACAGATGCTGCTACAGAAATCTATAACACTGCACAGCAGACTGGTTTTCAAGTTGATACGGTTATTAAACAAGCCAATGCAAATGAAGCTTTAAAAAAAGTTGCTGCAGCTCGTCGTAATGCATTAATGGCTAGTACAGCTACTGAGGGTGTTGTTGAGGCTAAGACCAAAGATATTAAGACTAAAAGGGATAAAGCTATTAAAGACATTATGCGTCCTGCTGTGCGCATGGAGGGTGTGAACCGAATGGCGGGTAGTGTGGCTGCTGGTGCATATATTATGGATGAGGCCAAAAAGCAACAAAAGGATCAAGCTGCGTTGAATGCACAGCAACAAAAGATCAATGAATCAAGAATTAATTTAGATAAGCAGCGAGCAGAACAGGCTAAAACTAATGCTGAACTCAATAAAAAACTGCTTGAGCAATATGAAAAGGAGGGTCGCATATTGCCTAATACTGGGACTTTAGATTCTTCTTCCTCTACGCCAAATACGTTTTCTACTCCTGGACAATCTAATACTTCTTCTCCTGTATTCCCTTCCAATGCAAGCTCTAATAACTCTAATCCTACACCTTTACAAGTATTTGACTATATGAAATCTTTAGGCGTTTCTGATGTTCACGCTAAAGGGGTCCTTGCTAACATTAAAGGCGAATCAGGTTTTCAAACCGGTGTAATGGGCGATGGTGGTAAATCTGGGGGTTTATTCCAAATGTATGATGATCGCTATAAAAAGATGGTTAATAATGTTCCTGACTGGAAAACCAACTGGAAAGCCCAGATTGTTCATGGACTTAAAGACGATAGAGCTCCTGAATATTTAAAAACCAAGTTTAATAGCCCTGTACAAGCAGCAAATTGGTTTTTACGTAATTACGAAAGACCAGCCAAAGAACATCTCTCTGGACGGGAAGAATTAAACAAATCTTTTATTGCGAATCTTAATTTCTAGTAAGCAAAAGCGTTACCCATTTGCTTGAAACCTTGCATAATCTGCATGATTGCTTTCTGACGATCATTGCGGAAATTGCGAGCTTCTTGCATATCTAGCCTACGATTTTCTAATCCAAACTGCATCTGTTGGATTTGAAACTGAGCGGCACGATTTGCTTCAATTTGAGCATCCTGTCTCATTTGTTGACGTAGTGTGTCAGCTCTTAGTCGTGCTTCTTTTTGATCTTGTCTTGCAAAGATTTTTAGTTGTTTTTTCTCGGCTTCTCCTTCGTCAAACAGTCTTTTTGCGTTTTTGATTTCAGAAGCAGATGCATTACCTAGTCCACGGATATCGACGCCTGCTCCAGCAGCGTCTTGAAGTGCTTTCAGCTGCAGCTCACGTTGTGTTGTTCTTTGAGTTGCGGCTGCTGTAGTTTCATCGCCTTCGTTATTTCCCTTGCCATATTGAAATTCTATTTCGTCTGGAGCCTTCAATCCTAATGTTTGATATCCAGTTTTTATTGCGTCGTACCTTGTTCTTAATCCCTGATTTACTTTTTTAATTGCTTGTTCTCTTGCTTTTGCTTTTACGTCTTTTGTTGATACTCCAGTAAACCAGGATCTAACATGATCGCCAATATCATCTCTATAGGTGCTTGGATCGTTTAAATCGTAGTCTTCTCCTCTTGCAATATCATCGACGGTCAATCCTAATAAATTACGTGCGCCAGGAATACTTAATGCACCTTGACTTAAGCCAGCACCTGTTGCACCAACAGCGGCGGATTTCAACAGACCCGCGCCTGCGGCAGTTACTAGAGGTAAGACTTGAATGCCCATCAGACTAATCCTCGCTGTTGTAATAACTTAAGTGCTTCTTCTAGTTTACGTTGTTCGGCAGACTTACCGCCGCCAAATAAAAACTGTGTGGCATCACTTGCCATCTTTCCTAGACCTGCACCAGCTGCGGCACCAAGTGGACCGCCAAGTGCACCTAACGTTCCTCCTATGCCCATAGCAACAGCATCCATACCCTTGTTCGCAAGGCTGTCAGGTCCAGCAACAATATCGGCTACGTCAAGACCAACTAAGGCTGTACTCAATCCGGGTACGGCACGCAGAATGTTTTTGGCAGTTTTTCCACCAGCAAATCTTGCAACTTTAGAGCCGACGCCGCCAGCACCTGTTCCAGGACCGCCAAGCTTCTCTAACAACCCTAGTTGTGCTTTGTTTGCAAAGTCTTTACCACCTAGGAACTGCAGAACGTCATCAACGTTTGTAGCGCCAATCTTTCTAGCTAGTTCTTCTAGGCTTTCTTTAGTGTGTCCAATAACCATGATGTTTAACCAATAAGTCCTCCAACAGAACTGCCTATTTGGCCGCCAATCATTGCCCCTACGGGATTTCCAGCAGTTAGAAGAGCTCCGCCAACAGTGCCAAGAGCACCGAAAAGTGAACTACTCATGGATTTTTTAGCATCCTTTCTAGCAGCGGCTTTGGCAGCTTCGGCTTCTTTGTTAGCCATAAAAGCTTTTGACCAGCCGGCTAATCCACCCATCATGGCAGTCGCTTCTGCATCTTTGATTGCATTAAATACACTTGTCTCAGAAGCAGAGTTCTGAGCAACTATTCCTGCCATGTCAGGTGAACCCTGACGATTGGCTTGCCAAATCCTTGCAGTATTAACCGCATCACCAGCAGTAGCATAATTACTGCGAGGTCCTCCAGTAATAGACGGAGGTGTTAGGTTTAAGCTGGATTTAGAAAGAGAAAAGCTTGCCATATTAGCGTATTAGCCTTTGTATAGTTTATCAAGTTTATTCTTTAAACTATTGCTTCAGCTAGACTTAACCAGGGACATATTTTGGCGCTGACCATCCCTGAAACAGCGTCGGCTCAAAATTCATTTCGGGGGCACTAGTAAACAGTCCACTTGGGTTGAAATCTGACAAATTTTTACCGCTACCAAATAAATTGCCAAAGCCTCCAGGCGAAACGCCAATTGAGCCAAGACCGGCAGCTACGTTTGCAAATTTGCCAAAGGTTTGAGCGTTTTGTGCCTGTTGTTGTGCATATGCTCCTGCGTCAACTAATAAATCAGAACCCTTAGCTTCTCCAAACAGTTGACCCGCTGTGCTTGCCATATCTCCAGACCTTTCAGCAGCACTTGCTTTTGTAAAAGCATCTGCTCTATTACGTGCATTTACTGCTTTATCCGTATCAAACGAATCCATATAACTAACAACATCAACCGGTTTTAAAAAGCTCATGGTTTTAACCTAAGTACTGTTCTGCGTTTCCGCCTTCTAATTGATTAGCAACAGAGTTACGACGGCGTCTCTCTGATTCAATTATATTGCCTGTGACATTACCAACTGCTAATCCTGCTAGTCCACCTGTTAATCCACCAATAGCGGCACGCTTAGATCTAGAACCATATTTAGCACCAGCAGCTCCTCCAGCTAATGCTCCAAGGTAGGGAACAATTCCTGTGGTAACAGGTAAGCCTCTACCTAGGAACTGAACTTCAGGTCCGTGAATTCCCTCGTCTGTGAACTTCAAGGCTCCCGCACCGATAGTTAGGTCACCATCTAACGGGTTGTAGTCCTCACGCTTGTCATACTTAAATGCTTGATAACGGTTGTACTCCTCACGGCTCACATCAGGTCTTACCTGTTTGAACTGTTCGTATGGAAGAAGCTGACCGGTTCTACCCATCAAGTACTTCAGTCCAACTTCACCAATGACGTTTGATGTCTTTGTTGGATCATCTTCAGATGGAAGTGCAGCCTTGTACCCTTCAGCTCCACCAAAGGGGCTCAAAAGACCTAAGCCCGTATTGATTGCAATACCAGTAGGGATTGCTAAAGACTGAACCATGCCTGGGCTGTAGTTCCGCTTTTTCAGATCACCACCTTCTTCAAAGCTGTATCCACGAGATGCGGTAAGGCGATCGTCGATCTGCTTTGCATAGCCCCTACGCAGCATCTCTCCAACTGCTTGTTCGTCTCCTCTATTCAGATAACGCGGCTGCTTGCCCTCACCTCCCTTCTTAGTAAACGGAGTATCTGTGCTCTGTACACGAGATTTCTCGTATAGCTGAGGAACGATCCTAGAAAGGGTCTGTTCGTTAATTACTTCACCTGTTGCTTGTAGTGCATTCAGAAGCCAGTAGATGCCTCTAGTGGTGTCCTGTGTCAGGTCGTTGGCAATGCTTCCACCAAACTGCCCCACTTTGTGTGCTGTGCTGCCCCTTAAGCCCATATCCAACTCTTGGAGGGCTTGCTTCTTTTCAGGGCTCAGCTTTCCGAGAGCTTCCTGTACCCGGAACGCGGCAGGGTGTGTACCCATCATTGCGTCCCACTTAGTGGATTCTTCTGTTTGTCCTTTCAGCTTGCGATCACGGAGAAACGCATTACGTCTGTCCTCACGACCAAGCTGATAGTCAGCAGAGAAGCCAGCACCTAAATCATTCAGGATGTTTTTGATTTGTTCCCGTCTTCCTTCAGCCATCAGTACTGCCTCAGCTAATTAATGCACTCTGCGTCGAAGCAGGGAGCAGCCCGAGTTCAGCAAGAATGCGTCCGGTTTGGTCTTCGCGAATTAACTGTTCAAGCTTTTCCCGATCTTTTTCATTTAAACGTTCATAAGCGGTAAGACCTTTGCCACCTGCAAGTTTATCTTTGCCACGCTGTATTTGATCTCCAATCATTCGTCCTCCCATGTCACCACCAAAAGATCCACCCATATCTAAGAGAAATCCTGCAAGTTGATTTTGCCCGCCTAGACGGCCAAACGCTAAACCACCACCAGCACTACCAATTGTGGTAGTTGTTCCTGCTATTAATTTATCTCCAATATCACCTGGCGTCATAACACCTTCAACTCCACCAAAGAATACATCAGGAGCTAATCTTCCAAATATTTCGGCACGACCCATTGGCAGGCCTGTACCAGGAACTTTAAATAAACTCTTTAAAGCGTTACCCGCAAATCTACCACCAGTGCTTAATAACTTACCCGGCATTGTTATTGTCCTCTTGATTGATAGGTTTAACTGGCTTGCCCATATTATATCTAGCTTGATACCAGTCCTGACCTTGGTTTGATTTCTCAAAGGCAACCATGAACTCGTCAGTCCATTGCTTATTATCAGGATCATTCATGTATCGCTGTACACGAGCACGAGCTTGAACTTGTTGTTCAGGCCTGTCTAAATCGTGTGCCTGCCTAATCTTGGCAGCACTGTTAATTTTGCCAGTACTTAGTGGAGTACGTTGTGCTTCTTGTTGAGTATCACGACCCTGTTGGGTATTACGTGTTGGATATGAATGTTTCATGATCAGCGGCTACGGGGGAAGGAGGAACGACGAGCAATAGGTGGCAGTGATCCGATGATTGTGCTCATTGCATCGGCACGGCGGGTAAGGTCTTCATCAGCCCGACGTTGTACTGCCTGGGCACCAATGATGTTTCCTTCATTCCGCTTACGACGGATAGCAGCGTCTGCTTTGGATTCACCTTTCTTGGCACGTCTTTCACTCAGACCTTCAAGTGTTGAGCGAATGGCTGCAGGGTTGGTTTGTCCAGTGCGGTTGTATACAGGCTCTTGGAGCAGAGTTGCGTCCATCGGTCCACGAGCTGTGGACGGCGTAGGTCTGTCAGCAGGCATGCCGATAAAGGGCTTTTGTGCACCAGCGCCTCCACGCTGTGCATCCAGTCCAGCCATGGCAGAGCGGATGTCTTGCTTGACTGCTTTGCCTCTGGAGTCAGTGCCAACACGAATGCTGGTGCCGCCACCTTGCTGAGCAATAGGCATACTTCCAAACCCTTCTGCAGGTGCATTGAAAATCACGTCTTCAGTGGGTGTTCCTGTGCGAGACAGGTAGGTGCCAGTTGGGTTCTGGTTAACCGATGAGCGTTTTGCGGCGTCCAATTGGAACATCGAGTTAGCTAAACGTTCCTCATCACCGCTTGTCATGCCTAGCTTCTGCATCAGTCCACTAACAACCTGAGTACCAGCAGGTATGTTTTTGGTTCTACTGGTCTCATCAGGGTTACGGATCATCAGGGTGTCGCCACGCTTCTCTAGTTCCCGCTGAATGAAGTTGGCTACGCCTTCGACCTCTTCAAGATTCCGAACATTTTTTGCGACTGAAGGGGTGTTTGTCAGCTCCATCCCTTGGAGCACATTCCGCACTCTCTTGGAGAAATCAGTCGTTTCTTTGCTGATGTTTGCTTGGGGGTAGCGAGGAGGAGTGCTTCCTGTGTCCTGTGTCATGGCAGGAAGGTTGCTGGCTGCCCACTCTCGGGCGGTTTGCGGGTTTTGTGGAGCATTAATTAGCTGAGCAGTGTCAGGAGTGTTGGATCCTTGAGTTGCAAGGCTGATACCAAGCTGAGGGTCCAGAGCAATGGGGACTTTCGTAGCTGGATCGGCATATCCAACGACACGTCCAGTGCCATCAACAATCTCTTCGGCTTGAGGGTATTGGCTAGGGGCTCCTTGGCGAATAACTTGGGATTGCTCCATAGGCCCTAAGGAGCCAGCAGCGCCCATCCGCCTCATCTCACCAATACGGCCAATAGCGTCGTCAGCAAAGGCACCTGCACCACCAGTCAGGAACGCAGTACGAGCAATGTTCTGTGCTTCGGCGTCTGCACGGAACTGATTGGCTTCACGTACCTCAGGATCGAATCGTCTGTTGTCCTGACGAACCAGTACTCGACCAAGACGTGCATCACTTTGCTTTTCGTTCTGCAAATACTCCTTAAGGGCGTCCATTGCCGTGGATGTCTCGCTATCAACGGCGGATCCACCGAATACACGTGCAATAGAGCCACCAACACCACGCCTTTGACGCTCAGCAGAGCGTTCGAGGTCGCTTAGTGCGTCAGTAATGACAGATTTGGGGGCCATTGTGACTTCTTCGCCCCGAGTTTCGTCAAAAGTCTCTCTTCGAAGCAGTCCGGTCTCCTCATCAACCGTAAATCCACGGTCATCGGCGCGATATGTTTGTTCATCGTCCTGCATTTGCCCGAAAGCAGCAGTCAATTCGTCATCTTCTTGAAATCTCAGTCCGTCGAGCTCTGCACGGCCCACTTCATTAGTGGTTGTTTTACTAGCTTGGGCGATTTGACGCAAATATTGCTTGGAATCAAAGCCGTCACCTTTCCGTTGCTGCCGTCTTTGCTGACGTGACACCATTGCCAGGGTCTCTTCTGGCGACATTCCCAGAGTTCTACCGGCAGCTTGAAACTCAGCAGACTTAATTAGCCCAGAATTAATATCATGTGGGGTCTGCTGTGGGTCAGCACTTGCAGAAAGCCTACTTAATGCAACTTTATTAGTATTGTGCCTTCCTTGATTAGTTTCTAAGTACACTATTTCTACTGCAAAAACCTACAACTATTGTAGAGAATTTTGATTATTACTTATAGTTGAACAAGTTAGAGTTCTTACCTATTAGATCTCGATAGTCAGAAGCAGAATATTGACTTAGCTGACTTGTTAATCCTGGAATATTGAAGTCTTCAGATTTACCGAACAAAGTAGGAATATCAATTTGGAAAGGATTAGCCTCTAAATCCTTGTACTTACTTAGATCTAGACCTAACATCGTCCCTACGGCTGTATTTTTAAACATTTGAGCAAGTTTTTCTTGATCAGTTTGTTCTACTTGATTGTCATATACTTTTTTAATACCTGCTCGCTCAGCAGCTACTGCAGGATTCTCTGGTAATTTGCCAAATTCAACGTCGTTATAACCAAAAGGCTCTTTGGCAGTCATGCCCGCTTTTTTGAATTCTTTGTATGCCAAAGCAGGGTTTGCCTCAGCCCATGTTTTTAGGTTCTCGCCGTTGTTTTGACTGCCGAAATAGTTCAGCATGTCATCCATCTTTTTCTCGCCAATATTGAATGCAGTTTTAAATTCTTTAGTTGCGTTCGGATCAAGCTTCGCTACACCTGTAACAGGCTGTGGATTTTCCGAAGCTGGTTTCATAGGCTGCTGAGCGTCAATTGCCTTATTCATGGCATCAGCACCTTCTTTAGTGCTCACATCAAAAGATTGCTCTTTGCCATCTTTTAGCGTTATTTGTACAATGTCTTTCAAACCTTTTTGACCAGTTAGCTTTCCGTCTAAGAATTGTTGCGCATAATCATCTTGATTTTGACCTAGAGCGCCGCGTAGTCCTTCACCGTATTGATTGTATGCCGTTCCAAGCAGACTGCCAAATCTATTCAATGGGTTGATAATACCAGCATTGATATTTTTTACATTTACGCCTGGGATTAAATCATCACCAAAATACTGATTGCCCATCGATTTATCACGGATATTTTTTATTTTATCTAATTTCACTACACTTCCTACGCTTAATACCTATATAGTTATTTTGAAAAAGATAGAGAGAAGCGTAGCAAGAGAATTAAAAACAGTTATATAGAAAACTGCCGTATTTGGCGTGGTTTGTAGTTTGATTCCAAACAAGCAGTATTGCACTGCCCGACTGTCTTGTGTTAATTAGCACAAACACAGCCATATATGGTATGTACCGTAAAATATCCCACATATACCCAAAGATTCTGGGATACGAGTCGGCACATTTAATCAGGCACAAAAAACCGCTCTATAGGGTCCTAAAAATGCTACAAAATTTTTGACACGTCTAATCCCTGTTGTACCCGCCTACCCGGTGGAACAAAAAAAATACACTCAAGTTTTTACTTGTGATTTACTTTTGTTCTAACAACAGATTCAAACTCAAGTTTCAATTCATAAGTTTACTTAAGTTGTTTCACATGTAAGTTACTTATGTTGTAACAGTTGAGTTTCCACACAAGTTGCAATCGTCTAACTCAAGTCTACCTTTCGTTTAGATCAGATGTTGCAACGTATGTGTATTCATTGATGACACATGTATCATCCGTTGACTGCATCACTGATGCGTAACTTATGCGTGTAGTCATCTCTCATCAATTCAATTACTGAACACACCTCACGTCTATCGACGTGTTTAGTCGGTGGTGTTCTTTATCTCATTACATTCGATGTTTGGTTTCGATGATTCACCTTGGTTCATCACCTACAACCGCGCTCTTCATGTTGAAGAATCTGGCGGTTGCTGGGTAGAAATCTCTCGCTTGCGTGAGTCCGAAGAGCTCAATCAAGTCTTTGAAGAATTTGATTGTGCTTTTCTCGGCCCTGTTCAAGCGTTCGAATGAACACATGAGCCCTTCTATCGAAGGGTTTAGTTCATTGTGTTCTTAATTCATTTCACTATGTTCAATCCTTATGTCACGCAGATTGCTGCTCAAACTGGCATGACTGAATACGAAGTTAACCGTATTGCACGCAGATCTCCAATCACATTGGAAGCTGCACAATCACGTGGCTTCGATTCAGTTGCTGAGTATGAAGAAGCACTGCATGAGTTTCTCAACTCAAACTGAACACTAGAGCCCGCCTATCGGCGGGTTTCGTTCACTGTGTTCTTTACATCATTCAGATGTACACAGTTTCTTACTACGAAATCTACTGTGACGACGGTATCCCTGAAGCTACTACTGAGTACTTCGATACCTATCAAGAAGCACAGGCATACGCCAAGTCCTTTGAGGACTGGGAAGACGTACGTCTTGACTATGTCAAGCCTACAGATCCTGCGGACATCCCGTTCTGAACACTAGAGCCCGTCTATCGACGGGTTTCTTTCTCCGTGTTCTTTATATACCTTCCAATGATTCCAGGTCTGTGCCGTGTTTGGTTCCGCGAGCGTGAACCTGACACTTCAAATCCTTGGAGCAACTGCTGGCAAGATATGCCATATGCTCCACGTAGTTACACGGCTTGCGAAAGCCTTATCGATTACTACGAAGGTGAATGGGGACATCTCTACAGCTACTGCATCCGCAGTGCGGCTTGGGGTGATGCCCCAATACCGGCTATGCCGGGTTCACCTGCATGAACACACAAGGGCGTCTATTGACGCCTTTATTTTGTCGTGTTCTTTCGATACTTAAGTATCTATATGCGTAAACTCGCTACTCTTACCAAGATGACTGCCAAAGGTCTGTCAACTTGGACATTCGCTCAGTGTGATGGCGTATACATTGCATACGGTGGTACTACTAACCGTTGCAGAGTATTCCGCTCATACACACAACTTCAAGACTGCATGGTGAACTATGCGTCTTACGGTTACGACTTGGAGCGTCACACGGCTAAGCGCCGTTGGGACCGCCCTACTCCGAAACCTGTAAAGCGAGCTCCTTCTATCCAGCAGGAACTTTCACTGGATGAAGACACTCAGGCTCCACGTCCTGTAGAGGACGCTGTGGTAGCCCTCTATTGAACATCCTGCGATAGGGCGCTTATCAGCGCCTTTCTCGCTCTTTGCCCGATTAGGGCTTGTTCACTTATTCGTTATCTCTTATGCGTTTCAAAGTCCCTGGTCAAGACATCAACGTTCGTCTCTTTGAGCGCGTTGAAACTAAAGATGACCAGTATGACATCTTCGATGTTGGCATTGAACAAGCAGACGGCTCTATCGACAGCATGGTTGTCGGTGGTTCCTTCTCTTATGCCAAGTCCCTTGTCAAAGCCATCGACACCAAAGCTGAAGAAGCTAAAGCTGCCAAGGCTGTAAAAGCTTCCGAGCCCGTCGCTGCTTGACGCCTATGCGCCCTATCGGGCGCTTTATTTTTCGTTTTCTTATGTCAATAAGATCTGTCCAGGCTGCTGTTGGTCCGCTGGACCACCGAAGCTTGCGGCTAGATCCATTAGTCCTTTACCAGCAAGGGTCACACCTGCCGCTGGTAGGACGTACTTAGATACAGCACTGGCTGCTGGTACGCCATATTCCATGGCTGGTACAACAACATTCTCAATCCGTTGTTGAACTTTGCCAGCACCCTCAGTGCGCTCTACTCCTTCCATCTTCCGTAAGGACGGCTGTCCACCACCGATGGTTGATCCAAGGACAAAGGCTGTGCCTTTAAGGCCTTTAGCCTTACCATCCTTATCAAGCAAAGGGGTGTACATATCTCTAACCCGGCTACTGTAAGCATCGTCTACTCCACGAGCTTTATCAAGTAGTCCGGTTAGGAAGTCACCGGCCTTACGTCTTTCCATAACCTATACCTTACCTTTACCAACATTGTATCCATAATGGCAGGTTAAGAACAGGTAAAATTGAATTGAGAGGAATACACTATGTTGAACACATTACTACCGTTGTTACTAGCTGTACCCATTACAGTTACACCATATCAATCACCTTATAATCTTACTGTCGAAGACATGTGCCATGACATTGCCATCTCACTGTCTATGGCTGTAGAAGAGAAAGTGATTGAGACTGTGGACGCATTAGACATTTATGTACGTTGCTTAAAAGTGAAATGAATGAGCTAGTAAAGACGTATGTCCTCTTCCTACTCCTATGGGGCCTATCCTCAGTTGGGGTACTACTTGTCCAATTACTGAAGTGACGCTATGTCCGAACGTAAATACCTCAAGTTGTTAAACAAGGCTCAATTAGCAACTACTCGCAAAGAGGCCCGTAAGGTCCTCAAGAAAGCGCGTAAGTTAGAGCTTATTGAGAACGATTTTCAATTAAATGCCTTAAAGAAGGCGTGTGAATAATCGGCTATTACTACAACAACTACCGTGTATACCGATAGCCCTATTAGATACTTAGACAGTAAATTAATAGGGTCGGTATATATAAATGAGCAATGAGCTTTATAAGCCTATATAACATGCAAAATCCCTTTGATCCTTGGATCACACATCAGCGTCCATCTGTATACGTCATTTCAGACTCACAGTTGGCCGCCTATAAACAAGAGCAAACTCAATCAGAGATTGATGAGCTCAATAAGCTAATCGATAGTCATAAGACTTCCATCGAACGCTTAGAGGCTCACGTAGCTGATCTCAAGAAAGACCTTGAGCCAGCTGTAGAACAACCTAAGGCCGCATAGCTGCGGCTTTAAATTTGGTGCCTTTAATCTATATAGATGAACCAACAAGCTGTTAATGCCGTCATCAACTCAGTCCTTGACAACATGGACTGCGAAGAGCTACGGCTTGACAAAAGCCAGCGTATTAAACAAGGGCTAGATCCTACTTATGTGCTTAATATGCTTGACAATCTTGCTGATGACATTAGAAAAGCGTCCTATCGTAAAGGCCGCCTTCCAAGTAATTACTTTTACTTCTGGTCATCAGCTATAAAGCAAATTCAAGATCAGATCAAAGATACGATGATCGTCGTACCTCCGAATTAAAGAACCTTTGCCGCATAACTGCGGCTTTGGTAATAAACGGTCCATATATAGAAACAAGCAATGGCAGATCTAAAGCTATCTTTAGACAAAGCACAGGTTCAAGCTATTCACGATGTCATCTGTCGCGAAACAGCGCAATTTACTACTAATGTGCATCAAGCACCATTACGTATTAATGAGCTGCGTCTAATTCAAGCACTCATGTTTGCACATCTATCTGACGTATGACCAATAGGCGCTTAACAGCGCCTTTACTTTCTTGTACTCTTATTAGATTACATGAAAGGTATAGCTCAATCCCACTTTGTCGGTATTCAGCGTGTACAGCCGCAAAAGTCGCGGATTGTGCATGCATTTGATCTGGACGACACTATCACTCAAAAGCCTGATGGCTTTGACAACCGTGGTATGTCCAAAGATGCATTCTTTGATGCATCCAGAGAATTTGCACCTGATGACCGCATCGTGGATCTACTACGGATAATGCATCAATGGGGTGATTCGATCGCCATCTGTACGGCAAGACCATCAGACAGGCTCACTGAATCATTCAACTGGCTACGCAAGTGGGACATTCCATTTGATCTCATCCTTGTATCTACAGGCGTAGATAACAGCGGTAATACGAAGCAGCACATGCTGAAGTATCTCCGCAAAAACTATCGGATGGTGGGTACTCTCATTGATGACAGTCCCTACAACATAGAAGGCGCTCGCCTACAACGAATCAAACGCATCCATGTACTCAAGAACTGTGAGTACTGGAATGCACATCCAGAAGTAGTAGTCAAGGTTTGATGAAGCTAGTTCTTTATTTCTTCCTTGCTCTCTACTTCAATGCAGATGCAAGATCTATAGGCCTATGCCTACTACCACCTCTGTCTAGTACAGAGGCCGCAGACATTTGCTCTGATGAGCAATAGCCGCTAATCAGCGGCTTTAGTTTTTCGTGTCCATTACATGATCACTATGACAGACCTTCAAGTCCGTGCAGCAAAGCGCACTCAGGAAGAGTATCTCCGTCAAACCAAAGAGATGATGAGGGATATGCTTTACCTCCGTAAAGCTGCCAGAACAACCGTGATCGGTTGAGAACACACAATGGCGCTTAACTGCGCCTTTCTTTTTTAGTGTTCTTTTTCTGAATGCTGTATGGCAATCACCTATGACTTCCAGATTGTTGCAAGCAACATTCCAGGTGTATCACAGGTGGTTCCTCAGAACGAAGATGCGTTCTGCTATCTCGTAGATGAAACCGAATACACCATCTTCTCCGATGGTTCCACGGCTCTGTTCGCAGACCGTGTCGGTGACTTCATCTCCGATGCAGGCCACGCACATATGTGCTGCAATATCGCTTGAGTTAACCACCAATCCCGCTAAACAGCGGGTTTCATTCTTTTTGTAAATTCGAGTACTATATGACTCAATCATTCAACATCCCTGACAGCATTTCATCTGAAGCGCTTGAAGATCACCTCAAAAATGCGCCAACAGATGCTGCAGATAAAGTTGTTACTGAAGATCATTTTGATGATGTATTTGATGAAGCTGAACATTGGGTACAGCGTGCAGCATCTAGCTCAAACAATCCTTTGATTGTTCACAAGCTGATGATGGTTTACATTATTGATCGTATGATCCACTTCCACGAACGTGTAGCTGAAGATTGCAAGTTAGAAGATAAAGACTCATCTGCAGCTTGGCTCAAAGATGCTGGTAAGTTTCAAGCAATGATTAACATTCTTCAGACTATTGAATGTGGTCCTGATGACCCTATGTGTGCTTCCTGTGGTGGTCACGACTAAACACCTTGCCGCTTAACAGCGGCTTTCTTTTTTCATGTTCTTTATCAAAGATTCACTTTGACCAACACTCAAACACGCTACGCTCAGTTCAACGCACTCACCGTCACTGGACGTATCTTCAACGCTGAAGTTGTTCCACAGCGTGATGGCAGCCAGTTCCTTGCTGTATCTGTCATCAGCACTGCTACCAAAGACGGTGCTGACTTGGTGTACAAATTCAACAACGAAAACGGCCTTATGAGCCTTCATCAAAAAGGCTTTTTTGGCAAAGGCCGTGAAGTGACTATTACTGGTCACATCAAGAATGTCAGTGAGGTTTACACCGACAATTCTGGCCAAGTGCGTATGCGCAAACGTCCCGAAATCAGCCTCATTGGAGTGACTGTTTTGGAAGGTGGCCTTGGACCTATTCCTAAGGCTGAAAACAACGTGCGTGCTGTTGCTGGTTCAGTTGTTACTCAAGTTGGCACACCTGCCATCGATGAGACACCTGACTACAGTGACGAAACAGAGCAGGTGGAAGAGACTGCTCTCTACTGATTAAACTCCTGGCCGTGTATTCCACGGCTGGGATTTTTCTTTTTTCCAAACTATGGACATCCTTATATATCTAGCGATCTATGCCATCTTCACAATCTACTGTTTCTCGATCTCCAGTTTCGACAAAAACTGATTGGACCTATACAATCGTTAAATCAAAATACGGACTGTACACATCAGTCCTTTCTGATGGCACACATATGGTTACTGGCATGACTGAAGAAGGCGTCCGTCTAGTTACGGACGACATTCATATTCCAGTAATAAAAGGTGAATACGATGGCTGGACATCTAAACCACACAACGGTATTGTTGATGGCAAGCTTTAATACTTCTTGCCGTTCTTTCCGTTGCCATTAATAGCTTTCTCCATAACGACTTTATCAGCAAAGATATTGACGGCTTTGCCTTGATCGGCTGTAGTAATGCTTCCAGCAGATTTATCAGCAACATCAAAACCGTAGTTAGTTGCTTTAGATAATAAATCATTTACAAAAGTTTTATCACCCATAATGAGACGTTTAACGTCAGGATCATCAAGCAGCTCGGGATTGTCCTGAATTGCCTTCATAGCATTAAGTTGTACTCTTTTTCTTCGAATTGCTTCAAGCCGGTCTTTCCCTTCACTATCTTGCAAACTAGTGTTAATTGCTGCCAGTTCTGGTCTCAATTCAGTACCACCTAAGCTGTTTGCAGTGGTATGTCCCATCTGTGTTGGCATATTGCCAGTGTATGTGTTTGTATACAAATCACGACCATAACTACCTTTGTATAACAAATCTTGCGCAGCTGCTTCCATAGCCGCTCTATCTCCTGCATATCTTCCATGAAGACCTCTTTCAGCTAGCATTCGCAATGAATCATTGGTCAATGAAGTTGCAATTAATCTGGCCAAGTCGTAATCACTAGTTTTAGGCGAGTTGTCAGTAGCCAAAACTCTTTTACCTGTTTTCATATATTCCTTTTCAGCGCGTTCTGCTCCATCTAAAGCATCATACAGCGCTTGTGGAGTATAAGCATCTGGCTCAACTGTCTCAACAGAAAGCAAACCAGCTTTTCTGCTTTGATTTATTAGTGGGTTACCATATTCGTCTGATTTAAATTTTAAATTATTTGCAGCCAATAAGTCTAATACTCCAGGACGTTTGTAAAACACTCATACACATACCTATGTTTATTTAATTCGCATAAGTATCAACATCTACTATTCGATTGTATAAACTTTGAGGGCGCTAATTAGCGCCTCTAGTTAATACTGTCCTTTCAACTATTTTTTATGGACACGCAAATGGTTTTGATCTCTAGACCTGCAGTCGAAGAGATGTTGGTCAAGCTTCAACGTGCTGAGGGTTATTGCCTCAAAGCACGGCCAAGTATTCCGTTCAATCCTGAGACGGATATTTATGCTGAGCCAACTGAGTTTTATTCAGGCGCATCTGGATTTGCTGGCGCTACTTTGCGTGATGCAATTCAAACGCTTGAATCACATTTAGCTGGCAACTAAGCTAAGCTTGTCACAGGCGGGAAGAAGAACGACGGCACCGCCTACCCGATCGGGTATCAGGCATTTTTGTCGTTTCTGTCTGTGTAATTGAGGGGTTGCTAGATGTGACCCCTCTTCCCATTTATGCCCAGGTGGCGGAATCGGTAGACGCATCGGACTTAAAATCCGCTGACATTTATGTCGTGCGAGTTCAAGTCTCGCTCTGGGTATTAATTAGATAAATTAATTGTGTTGGACAATATATATATGTGCCGTACAAAGATTCTTGTAAACGTAAACAAGCACGTGATAAACGTCGTCAACACATTAAAGATGAAGTAAATAAACGCCTTACAGCTTGTGAGCACTGTGGTGCTTTTGATATTGCCTATATGGATTGGCATCATGTAGATCCATCTACTAAGGTTGCAACCGTTAATAGGCTCAAGAGAGATTCAACTCTTGAAGCGACCTTGGCTGAAATTAAGAAGTGTATTTGTTTGTGCTCTAACTGCCATCGTAAGCTTCATTATTACGAGCAGTCCAAGAAACAGCCTTAGCTCAAACCTACCAAAATCGTTATTATATAAACATTGCTTTTAATGATGACATGGGTAAGGATAACAAAAGATCATCTTTTGGTGGAAAGCCAACTTCTTATGATTACTTAAGAAAGAAATTCAACGATAATTTCATACCCAAGCATACAGAAACTGAAGATGGGCTCTTCTATGAAAAAGAGCGTGATGAAGCATTTCAGCGCTATTTGTATACAGGTGATAAATATTCTGGTTTCTCTGGAGGAGAAAGAAACTTTGCGGAAAGAAGGGACAAGAAAAGAGGTGGCTCATTTGAAGATGAGCTTTTTGAAGCTGGCATTCCGCCTTCACAATGGGATTATTACGCGAAACAAGCAGGTATTAAGAACGTCAAAGGTAGTAATGTAAAGCAACTAATTGACTTCTACGATCGTGACGAGCGTTATCAAGGACCTGATCGCAACAACGAAGTAAATACCTCTACTCCTACTACCAATCCTGTCGCTCAAGATTTTAAAGATAAATATGTAGATAAAGTAATTGAAAAAGTTATTCCTGGTCAATCTACTGGAAATGTAACTGGTGGAGACAATAGTATTGTTGCTCCAATCAATCAAAGCAATGACATTTCTATTACAGGTAATAAAAACAAAGCTTCTCAAGGTAACTCTGTTGCTCAAATGATGAACGATATGAAAGACTCACTGCGATTCGCATATTAAAACCACGCTTAACTACACTTGCTACGCTATCTCCCTATATAGTTATTTTAAAAATAGATATATAGAGAGAGGATGTATTAAAAAAGGTATATATAAGAGATCTTGTGTAGCCAGTGTAGCTTGGAAGTAGTTTTTGCCCTTAATCCCTTGCTATGAGTGGGGTTTCGTAACTACACATAATTTACTCATAAACTCAAATCCTCATTGTGCAAAAATGGACCGTTAAAATACCTTTTTATAAAAAGGTGAATGGCAAAGCGAGTCAACTTCAACATGGCTAGCGAATGCCATGCTCTGTTAAAAAGCTTCTGTGCAATAAAAGATATAAGCGTTAGTGAGTATTGTTACGAACTCATTGCTGCTGACTTTGCCAAGAACGTACGAGAAGATCCCCAAATACGCCAGTTATTACTTAGAGGCTCGTATCCGCCTGGAAGTAAAGCTGACAAATTGCAAAAAGAGATTAAACAAGAATTCAACAATGAGTAAAATTCATTTATCGTGTACATATTTTGCAGATAAATGTTTTTGTAGCAGACAATACTAGACATAAGTAGATCAACTTGATAAAAAGTGTCTGGCGCTTACCAGCGCCTTTCACCAAAGGTGTTCTCTATATATGAACAATCAATGCCCGCAAATTTCACATCCGGCTGGCTCGGCAACGGCGAACGTGCATGGCACGGTATGGGAGTCGTCACTGACACCACATTGCCAGCGCGAGAGGCGTTTGAAACTGCAGACGCTCTTTTCACTGTCGAAAAACGTCCCCTCTACTACCTCTCAGATGAGATGGACGGAATGCCAACAGAGCACTTCGCTGTCGTCAGAACTGACAACAACGGGTTGCTCGGACTCGTTAGTAAGCAATACGAGATCGTCCAGAACGACTCGCTCCTTCGGATGGCTGAGTTCATCCGCGAAGAGGTTGACATGGACTGCGTCATCGTTCTATCGGACGGAGCCAAAGTCTGTTTTACCGCCACACTCCGTGGTGCGCAGACGGACATCGTCCCTGGCGACACAGTAAAACGTCGCATCGTCGGCTACCTCGGACATGACGGCAAGACTGGTTGTGGTGCCAAGTTCACCAACATCCGCGTTGTCTGTCAAAACACACTGACTGCTGCATTGCATGACAGCGGTGCACACAGCAGCATCACTCACAAGAATGGTGCTAACAATAACTTCGATGCTCTTATCAACAGCATTGATGTAGCACGTCAGGAGTTTGTCACTGAGTGTGAGCTGATGCGTGAGTTCAGTCGCGCCAGTATGGGTTCTGGGGCATTTAATGACTTTGTTGACGAGGTGTACAACATTGACGAAGGTCAAGTGTTCCGTAAACGTCAAGCCCTTGAACGTGCTTTCAGCTCTGGCTACGGCTCAGACTTTGCACCGAACTCTATTTGGAACGCAATAAATGCCGTTACACAAGTAGAAACAAGCACTCGTAATACTACAGTTGCTAAAGGTCGCGCTCAGTTTGCACGTGGTACTTTTGGTCCTGGTGCACAAATCAGCAAGCGTGCTTTCAAAGTCGCCGCTGAATTAGTCGGCGTTTAAGTTATACAATAGGCTCACATCCGTGGGCCTTCATTGTTAACTTGTAAATCCTATTAATAATGAACAAATGCTTAAGTTTATTATTAGCAGTGCCATTGCTACTGCAACTCTTATCAGTACAAGCGCATTCGCAAGTGAAACCATGCTTTCAAGCTGGTACGGTGGTTATTTCCACGGAAGGACCACCGCTAACGGCGAAATTTATGATATGTACGGGCATACCGCTGCACATAAAACACTACCTTTCGGTACAAAACTGGAAGTCTGCTATGAAAGATGCACAACCGTACGTATCAATGATCGGGGTCCTTTTATTGGTGTCCGTGAGCTTGATCTTAGTTACGGGGCAGCAAAAGCAATCGGATTAATAAATCCTGGCGTTGCAAATGTTGAAGTAAATTATCTAAATTGATCTCACATGAATGCATGTTGAGAGATATATTGAAATCAGTTGGGAGCAGTCCAACTTCTCCTAACGCTATTAGAAAAGGAGGAACATGTCTCACACGATTAGAAACGAGCGTACCAAAGGTTGGCTCGATAAACTTGCTTTAAAACGCAGAACTAAAAAACTAATCCGAGATATCAAGAATGAAGATTTCTGGATAGACTTCGACGAAGATTATATACCGTCAGCCGAACTTTAAGTATAAATACGACGTTATTTGTGCTTATCACAACTTAATATAGGTATGTAGGAGTTCACCCTCCGAGTCATACCCGCACATTAAAACGTCTTTATTACATGTCTATTTCGAACCTCGCGGGTTCCCAGCGCGCATCTAACTGGGAAAATTTTTGTGAATGGGTTACAAGCACAAACAACCGTCTGTATGTCGGATGGTTTGGTGTCTTGATGATCCCCTGCCTACTGGCAGCAACCGTATGTTTTATCACTGCCTTTGTGGCAGCACCGCCTGTAGATATCGATGGAATCAGAGAACCAGTCGCCGGAAGTCTCCTCTATGGAAACAACATCATCTCCGGTGCAGTCGTCCCCTCAAGCAATGCAATCGGTCTGCACTTCTACCCAATCTGGGAAGCAGCTTCCCTCGACGAATGGCTCTATAACGGTGGACCCTACCAGCTCGTTGTCTTCCACTTCCTTATCGGTATCTTCGCTTACCTGGGACGAGAATGGGAACTTAGTTACCGATTAGGTATGCGCCCCTGGATCTGCGTTGCTTACAGCGCTCCTGTGGCTGCAGCTTCTGCGGTGTTTCTTGTCTACCCATTCGGTCAGGGATCCTTCTCTGACGGCATGCCCCTCGGCATCTCCGGTACGTTCAACTTTATGCTTGTTTTTCAGGCAGAGCACAACATTCTTATGCACCCCTTCCATATGCTGGGCGTTGCTGGAGTGTTCGGCGGTTCTCTATTTAGTGCTATGCACGGCTCTTTGGTTACATCTTCACTCGTACGTGAAACCACTGAAAAAGAGTCCCTCAACAATGGCTATAAGTTTGGACAAGAAGAAGAAACCTACAACATCGTTGCAGCTCACGGCTACTTCGGTCGCTTGATCTTCCAATACGCATCCTTCAACAACAGTCGCAGCCTTCACTTCTTCCTGGCTGCCTGGCCCGTTGTCGGTATCTGGTTCACTGCCTTAGGCGTGTCAACCATGGCCTTCAACTTGAATGGTTTTAATTTCAACCAGTCAATTGTTGAGTCACAAGGCAAGGTGATTAACACCTGGGCTGACGTACTCAACCGTGCTGGCCTTGGTATGGAAGTGATGCACGAGCGTAATGCTCACAACTTCCCACTGGACCTGGCTGCTGCTGAGTCCACTCCTGTCGCTCTTACTGCACCCGCTATTGGCTGATGCTTAGACAGGATGATTTCCTAGGACGCCTGGCTCTTGCCTTACAAGAGCTGGGTTTTTCTTCTAGCGATGAGCTTGAAGTCGTCACAGGCGGCTCATCTATTTATGAAATAGATGGAGCTGGAACTAAATGGGCTCCTGTAAAGGGCACAAAAAAATACAACAAGGATGCTTTCATCGTCATCCGCAGACCAAAAAAAGTTATTTCAAGTAAATCAAATGAAGAGTGTAGGACTACTGATACTTAGATTATCTATTGGCATAATGCTTATCCATCATGGATACGAAAAGCTAGCAAACATCGAAAACTTTGCCGATGCTTTTGTGCGCCCTTTGCATTTGCCATTTCCTATACTTCTTTCATATGCAGCTGCCTTCTCTGAAATAGTTGGCAGCTGGATGCTTATTACTGGATTAGCAGCCCGTTTTGGTGGTCTGTTAATTGCAAGCACAGCAAGTGTTGGTATTTACCATGCATTAATAACCACAGGTTTTAACATTTATTTGTTAGAACTACTTGTGCTCTACCAAGCAGGAGCTATATGCGTAATGCTCACAGGTGGAGGAGCTTTTGCAATTGATGAATTAATACTCAGACGTATAGAAAACAATGACAACACTCAATGGAACATTACCTAGAAACGGGAATCTTAGACTTTTCGATCGACTTGATGACTGGCTCAAGCGTGATCGATTTGTTTTTGTGGGTTGGTCTGGCCTCCTGCTTTTCCCTACTGCTTACCTCGCTATTGGTGGATGGCTCACAGGAACCACCTTCGTCACCTCCTGGTACACCCATGGTCTTGCCAGTTCGTATCTCGAAGGAGCCAACTTCCTCACATCAGCAGTCTCCACGCCAGCTGACTCGATGGGACACTCACTCATGCTCCTCTGGGGTCCTGAAGCACAAGGAAGCTTTGTCCGGTGGTGTCAACTCGGTGGTCTTTGGTGCTTTGTAGCACTACATGGAGCATTTGCCTTAATCGGTTTCATGCTTCGTCAGTTTGAAATTAGTCGTCTAGTAGGAATACGTCCGTACAATGCAATTGCTTTTAGTGGTCCTATCGCTGTTTTTGTCAGCGTCTTTCTTATGTATCCTCTGGGACAGTCGTCCTGGTTCTTTGCGCCATCGTTTGGCGTTGCCGCTATTTTCCGCTTCTTACTTTTCTTACAGGGTTTCCACAATTGGACGCTTAATCCGTTCCATATGATGGGAGTAGCAGGCATCCTTGGTGGTGCATTGCTGTGTGCCATTCATGGCGCGACAGTAGAAAATACGCTGTATGAAGATGGCGAACAATCCAATACGTTCAAAGCATTTGAACCTACGCAAGAAGAAGAGACTTACTCGATGGTTACAGCTAATCGTTTTTGGTCTCAGATCTTTGGTGTGGCTTTTAGCAACAAGCGTTGGCTTCATTTCTTTATGCTCTTTGTACCTGTTATGGGTCTTTGGGTATCTAGTATTGGCATTATTGGTCTTGCCCTTAATTTACGTGCTTACGACTTTGTTTCCCAAGAGATACGAGCAGCTGAAGACCCCGAGTTCGAAACTTTCTACACGAAAAACATCTTACTTAACGAAGGGTTACGGGCATGGATGGCTCCGGTAGATCAGCCTCACGAAAACTTTGTGTTTCCAGAAGAAGTTCTGCCACGAGGTAATGCTCTTTAAAAATGGAAAACATTACAGGCAATGCAGGACTATCCGTGAAACTCTCCGTTGAACAGCTGCAAGACATAATGCATGCAATACGGCATTATCAATATCATCACATCAGCATTTCAAACCCTCGTTATGAGGAGTTTTCAAATATATTAAACATACTTGTAGAAGAGATACATAATGAAAATCTTTCTGGATACAGCGAACATCGAAGAAGTTGCCAAACACTTCTTGACAGGTTTGATCAATGGAGTGACGACGAACCCGACACTGATTCGTAAATCAGGATGCAATCCTGATGATGTTTACCAAGAACTAACAGACATTGGTGTCCAAGACATCAGTATGGAAGTGTACGGATCAGCTCAAGAAATGCTTGATGAAGGCATTCGCCTTTTTAATTTATTTGGTGGAGTTACAACCATCAAAGTGCCGATGACTCGCTGCGGGTTAATGGCTTGCAAAGAGTTATCAAAACGTGGCATCAGAACAAATGTCACGTTAATTTTTTCAATACCTCAAGCTATTCTTGCAGCTAAAGCTGGTGCTACATATGTATCACCTTTTGTTGGTCGTTTAGATGATCAACAAGTAGCTGGACTTGAAGTCGTACGCGGAATTGCTGGACTGTACGCACAGAAAGGCGTACCAACTAAAGTCCTAGCTGCGTCAATCAGAAATGTACATAGAGCTGTGAGATCCTTTTATAACGGAGCTGACATCGTCACTATGCCGCCTTCTGTGTTCGAAGGAATGTATAACCACATTCTTACGGATGCCGGACTTGAAATTTTTGACAATGACATTGCCGCAATTACCGCAAAAAACTGATAATATTGAATTACGTAACAAACCTTAAGATATGACCGTAACTACAAACGAGCGTGGACAACAAAACCTTTTTGCTCGTGAACCCAAAATGTATGTAGATCAAACATATGTCGAAAGGTATGGCTACGAAACTTATGCCGAACGTGCTGAAAAGCTAAACGGTAGAACCGCTATGATTGGATTTGTATTTGCAATCCTTTCATATTCAATTACTGGCAATCTATTCTTTGGAATTGCCTAAACACTACACACTTATACCTACAGAATCATGAACGAAACAGCAGAACGGATTAATGGACTTGCCGCAATGATCGGTATTGTTGCCGCACTAGGTGCATATGCACTCACTGGCCAAATTATCCCTGGTATTTGGTAAAGCAAGTTATTATTAGAAGTAAGTATTGAATTAAAAAATTATGTCTTTAGGAGATGAAGCTGCTGCGGCGTCAACACGATATAACCGTCGTCCTGTTGTAGGTGGTTCACCTGCAAAAGAACCAGAAGCTCCAGCAGTTAAAGAAAACAAAGCAGAAGAAACCTCTTCTGATACGGAATAATAATTCACTTCAAACATTGCTAAACTAAATACAGATTTGTATTTATAACAGTTATGTCTGCTGCAGAGGAAAATACTCGCGGAAGTGGCAGCCGAATGGCAGCCAAGCGTGGCACCCGAATCAATAACACTAATAAAGTTGATTTTAGTGGTGCCAAGATTGGTGCTTTTAATTCTGGCAATTCGAGCTCAACTTCTAAATCTAACCCTACCTCCACATCTTCAACCTCATCTTCATCCTCTGCTGCAGCAGGTAAAAAAGCTAAAGCAAACTCTAAGTCTAAACCTAAGGCTAAGTCCGAAAATACTTCTAATAACAGCGGTAATTCGGGTAACGGGAGTACTCCAAGCATGGGTAGTACTCCTGCAATGGGTAGTACTCCTGGAATGGGTAGTACTCCAGGAATGACTGCTATGAACATGCGCCGTCAAATGCGCATTCAGATGAAGATTGAGCGTAAAACTACTAAAATTAAAAATTTAAAAGAAAAGCGCAAGCAAGCAAAAGAATCTGGCAATAAGAAGCGAGTCATGAAACTCAGCATGCGGATCAAAAAGAACCGTGCTGCTCGAATGAGGTTAAAAGATAGAAAGATGGGCTCAAGAGCCAAATCAATGGGCGCTAATAAAAGCGCAGTAGGAAAGACGATGAGGGGAAAAATTGGGAGAAAATTGATGACCCTACCAGCCAGGGGACGGCGGAGACCCGGAATGCGTGGCATGGGCATGGGCATGGGCATGGGCATGGTTGCACGGCCTGGGACTCAGAAGATGCGATTCCGAGGAGTGGCAAAAGCAGGACGTAAATTAGAACGGAAGGCAAAGCGTGCGTCAAGGATGGCAAAGCGTGCAGCAAATATGGCAAGGCGTAGGGCAGGAGGGGCAATGCGGAGAGCAAGAATGCCAATGCGGAGAGCAAGAATGCCAATGCGGAGAGCAGGAGCGCCAATGCGGAGAGCAAGGGTAAGAAGGGGAAGAAGGATGTAACCGATAAACTTCCTTAAGTGTCACTAATGATATATACATGGCCGCCGATTGGCGGCTATATTTATGTCATGGGTTAATCAGCCCATACTTCAAATTTGCTCAGAATGCATATATCAAAAAACCAACTCAACGAACTCACAGAGATCATTGAAGACACAATTGAATATTTTTGCGACAAAGAACAAGTATCTGGCCAATTGGCTTGGACATGTATTGAATGTTTAGCTTCTGCCAAACTTGCTGAATTAAACGGCGAACTGGCAGCAACTGCTTAATGGGATATACAACAAAAGACATTGCACAAGCATGCGTGGACTACGTAGTGCCTATGTGCAATACACATTACAAGGACCGACTAGATGTTCTTGAAAATATGGCAGCATTAATCTCTAATGAGATATCGCGTCTAAAAAGTTTAGACCCTGCCCGAAATCTATAAAACAAATGCCGCTTAGCAGCGGCTCTAGTTCTCAATGCCTTTAAGGCAACAGTCAAATTTACACATTCTCATGACTATTCTTCAAGACAACACTGCAATTGTTTCTGATCTGGTTGCTGGTGGTCAGCAATCTGATGTCAGCATGATGATTGGCGTCGGTGTCAACAAAGACAGCGATGCTGTGTTCTTTATGTATCGCGGCGATGACCAAGAGCCAGTTGCCCTTACTATTCCAACTTCTGGCAAGCCACTGACTCGCCTTGGCAATGTCAAACTTACTGGAATCAATGTTGCAGAAGATGTTGGCACATTCAAATCAACCAAGCTCAATCTATTCCTGACTACCAACTCAGGTACTGTCATTCTTGTTACTTCAGGTTTGACTACTCTTTGGTCCCAGTGCGTTCTCACTGGACTAATGGGAGCCTATGGTACAGGCAACATTGAATTTGCACTGACACTAGATACTTGGAAAGGTACATCTAAAATGAAGCCTTGCTTTGCTGCTATTCGTTCAGGCGATCTCAAGATGTCTGATGCTGATATGTATGAGCAACTCAAAGAAGCACGTACTGATCGTGACAACAAAAAAGTAGAAGCCATCATGCGCGATTCTGTTTCTATTCTTAGTCACGCAATCACACCATCTACTGAAGAGACAATTACAGTAAACGAAGTAAAAATTGACGATAACAATAACGAGGAGCTTTTCTGATGGGTGCTACTTCAGAGCGACGAGCTCTTACTTATGAAGATAATGATGGATATGATCCCAACATCAATGTAGATGTCAATGAATATCTAATTGAGAATTGGCCAACCCTCACCTTAAAAAACAGAACATCTGTTTGGACTCTTTGTCAGAATGACGAAGACTTTGATTTAGATAGTATCTATAACCAAATTGATGATTGGGTCTATCAGCTTGCTGAAGACGACCCAAATGTTGACTTAGGTAAGGTTGATGAAGATGAAGATGATGATGAAGATTACGATGACGATGACGAAGATGATGATGACAGTCTTGAGGGATATCTAATTATTGATGTTGTCACTTATTTGACAGACAGATATCCACATATTTCTGAAGATCAACTTTTTGAAGTATCTGATCATATGAATAGTGATGAAGCTTTCAACGTAGATGTTCTTTGTAATTACATTGATGCATACGTAAAGCAGTACGCAAATGAAGTTGATAACACTATTGATTTAACAGAAACCTCGGATGAATCTGAATGAGCATTGACTCAATTGCTCAACTCCAAACAACACGTAGGTATTTGACTTCAGTCCTCTTAAACCTGCCAATCCAAACAAAAGATACAAGTGTGGCAAGTCTTCTTGTCATGCTTGATCATTTTGTAGCCAATCCAAAAGACTATCTCGAACTAATCCAATGTCAGGAACAGTAATTGCTAATGACTATGACTTCCTCGATGTCGTATGCCTGTGCCACGCAGCACTGGCCCAAGACTCACCAGAAGCTCCTACGTTTTATATCAACCAAATACTCAACCTTATGTTTGGTTACCTCACTTCTGATCAACGAAAAGAAGTCGAACTCTATCTTGCTGAGAAGAAGTATCTGCCTGAAGTAAAAATCGAATTAAGCAAATGAAAATCACAAAAGAAAATCAAGAATTCTTAGACAAACTGTTTGAAAATCTCTTGAAGAAAGCAGATACAGACATGATTGATCTGCATAACGATGATACATGTTCTGACCACATTGAGATTGAAAAGCTAGCAAATGACGATTGATTACGACATTAAATACATAGATAAAGAAGGTGACCAACAAGATTTTGTAGTCACCTCTGTTGATGCAAGAACAGCAATGAATAATTTATTTGAGCTCTGTCCAGATGCCAAAAGAATTGTTAGCTGTAAACCCCAACCAATGTTTAACGATTGATGAAACACACTCAATCTGAGATGGAAGCTATTGCAGTTTCCAAACCCACAATGCGACAAGTTATGCACCCTGAAAAAGGTGAACTTGTGCCACACCTTTGCTATGACGCTGAAGTTCAGTACAAGCGCAAAGAAAATCAAGTGCGCCTGATTATGTGCAGCACACTTGACACAGTAGATGTTGGCAATCCTGTCATGATTTCATATCACTCAGGCATGAGATGTTATCAACACACTCGACATGTAGTAACATCTAATGAAGTGAACTGTGCAGGTGGCTTTTACTTTACTGATGGTTCACCTGCTTAACGTGCAGAAAGGTCATGCATTTACAACTTTGGCAAATTGAAGCGCTCATTGAACTTGTAGAAGAACAAAAAAATACTCAACCCCAAACACAGGACACTGTTATTTGGGACGACATTTTAGACAGACTTAATTCAGAGCTATTCAAATTATCTTCTTAAGAATGATGAAACAGTATCACCTTTATGTATTTTCACAAGACAAGTGTGCTCCTTGTGACCGCCTCAAGGATCACATCAAAACTCTCACAAATGACGAGCAAGCTGAGCTTGACTTTGTACCTCTTAAGACGCCCTCAGGCCAGCGTACGGCGCTTGCGGAGGAGTTATCGGTGGAACTCACACCAACGCTTGTTGTCGTCCATGAAACGGTCCAATGCGACTTTTCTGAAGAAGACGGCTACGAGTTCTGTGACTTAGAAGAAGAATCCGTAGAACGATTTGTTGGTGCTAACAACATCATCGAACATTTACAAGCAACTCTCGACGCTTATACCTACGCACACCCTGAATAATTATGTCTTGCAATCTGAGAAAAAATATCCTTGATGCACTTGAAGCGGATGCACGTGGTTCTATTGAAACAGCTCGGATGAATGTAGAAGTTTATCTCCACAATCCTGTTGGTATTGGCGAGCATCCAAATGTAATGGCTGCAATCCAAGAACAACTTGATTTGATTGCTGAACAAACAGAACGTATTGATGTCCTGAACAAATACTTTGAAGCATGACTGATAGCGAACGCGAGGAATTTTGCTACGACTTAGCAAATCACTTCCTTTCAAATGTGTCTAAGCCCGGCATTTACGCCATGGCAATTGACCGTATCTGCGACATGCTACTTAAAAAATCTGATGATGAGCTTATATCAATAGCTCCATCTTGTTTGGTAACAGTTCCCAAAAAAATAAAAAATAAACGTAACAAAGCAAAGCCTATTGGTTTCTAATGACAATTGAAAAAGAGTACACACATATTTTTAGAAAGAATGAGCAAAAAAGCAAACGTAATTGAAGCTAAAGGCACTATCTTTAAAGAAAGTGGTAACGGATATTTCAATGTAGAACTTGATGAACCGCAAGGACATCACTGTCTATGCCGTGCGTCAGGTCGATTAATTACAA